ACAGACAACTGTCCATATAGCTTGAAGCTTCGCCTGGGCTAGTTGTCAACGCTTGATGATAAACAACACCCTTCCGAGGATGGTCTACTCCAAGCACGTCAGTTATCTCACTGAGACTATCAGGATGGCTCAAGCTTCCGCAGGCCCATACCCTGGCTAGATCTAGATGTGTTCCCTCCCCCAGTGAAGCGGTGTGGAACACGTCTTTGAAGAAGTTCATCTCACTGTATCGTGCAGCTCGCCTAGCTATAAAAGGGTACACAAACCGGCAGCCACGAAACGTGACTGTGCGTGCACCTTCAATAGTTTTTAGCTTATTATACAGCCAGCGAAGTATAGTCTCCTCTACACAGGTAAGTGAAGTCTTTGTCTCTATCTTTCCAGTCTCTATATCTAGCAAACCTACCGCACATACGTATCCTGTAATTTCGCTATAGGCAGCATCTTCAAAATACTTATTTTTCTTTTTCTCTATATCCTCAGCAATCTTAACCGCATCTTTGAGGTTTGCGGCGGCTCTGAATACAGGAGCTTTCAGCACCAACTCGGCTTTAGATAATGGTGCTGTCTCTATGTGTAATATGTATTGGTTCATACTGTTGTCAATGCATTGTCTACCAAGGCTGCGACCCCTTCAGCAGTGTTTTCTCGCTCTGGGTGATAATTGTGTGCATTTTCAGCGCCTGGTTGTCCTGTTGCGCTTGCGAGCGTAGTGATGTTCTGTTGCATTACTCCGTCGTTTTTCAACGCAAGAAGTCTTGCTGCGATATCGTCATATCCTGCACCTGCGTAGTGCCGGTCATTTACAATACAGCGATACTGCTTTGTTTCGAAATCGTACACTTTAGCAGTTTTAATAATTACCGCATACGTTCTGAGTGAGCCGTGGACTTTATAGGCTTTTTCACCCATAAATTCAATTTGCTCAGCTTTCGTCAGCTTTACGGCTGTGGCGAGAAACTCTTTAGACTTCTCTACAGCCGCCTTCTTTGCTTCGTTGGCAGCAGACAATAGTTTAACAATATCTTCTTTAGTTAACAGTACCTGTTTGGTTTCTGTAGGCTTTCCCTCAGCATCCACACCTTTGACAGTAAACGTAGAGGCTTCAACAAGAAGTTTGGTCAACTCGTACTGACTCCACTCATATGACCTGTAGCCGAACGGACACGTCCAATCGCGCCTACGCATCCAACCGTTGTCTGTCTTTTTATTCAGTGTTTCTATACGCTTAACAAGTTTAGCCAGACTGACCTTGACTTTACGCTCTTTATCTATATGAATCTTTATGCATTTCTCTGCTTTATCAATACTGAACTGTAGCGCAGGCGCGTCCGGACCTGCTGTTTCATCGTTGTACTCGCGGTTTGTTATCGAGCTATGAATTTTTACTGGCAGTCCGTTAGCGATTACATCGTGCCACTTGATACTCATCCTACAAACGCTTTTCAGAAACAACTTATAGTCCTCCGCGTCGTGATAGCAAGAAGCTCTATGGATAGCTTTACTGATTTCTTCTCGATTAATCCTGACTTTGTTAAGATACCGTTGATATGTGTCAGAAACAGCAGGAGTGATGCTGATACCGTTCACACTGAAGGTAGGTAGCTCTTTTAATACCGCTGTGTCAACTTCCTCAGCTTCTGGTTGTGCGTTAGGCTCATCTAGATTTACAACCGCAACCAGAGCCTCGGGAGCGTTCTCTTTAACAAGCAGTCTTTCCACATGCTTCGCATACACATCCACGATAGTGTAGATATCAAACTCTAGGTTGAAGTTTAGACTTTTGAACAAAACATCCAGCAGATCTTCAGCTTCTAGCGATACCTGCGCGTAGGTGGCTGATGTTTTTGTCAAAACCACGTTATTAATAGTAGTTTTTTCTATTTCATCATTCATCAATTTACTCACGACAAGAAGAGTTGTATTTTTCTTATAGTCGTCGTCGATGTGCTTGCTGAGAGTGTTATAGGCTGACTTCGTATCAGTATCCATTTTCTTGTGCATCTTCAAACGAAGAAGCTCGGCCTCGTAAACATTAATGAAGCAACCGTCACGCAGCATCTCAACAAGGCTTGGCTGCATGATACACATCATGAAGATATGTGCCGTGTTTACGTCATACTCATTAGCTACAACATAGTGTGTAGTGATTTCTCCTTTTTTATCTTTTTGTTCTATAGCTTTAAAATAGAACCCGGCATCCAGGTAGTCATAGATAGGCTCGTCATTCCTAGCCATCAGAATGACGTGATTCATATGACGATTATCGTAATCTGTGATAATCCTATATGTGAAGTCTCCTTGCGTCGTTTCCGCAGGAGCATTTTTGATGACCTTTGGTCTGTACCCCGTACCGATACTTTCAGGCACAAGCTTCAAAGTCTTAAATAGCTTTGCCGTGTTGTGCTGGATATCGCTCAGTGTACGTTCCGGCTCATTACGTATTTTACACAGCTCGCTCCACCAGAATGGGGAATCTGTGAGCATGGTACTGTTCAACGGAATTTGTTTAAACTTGGAAAAGCCATACAGGTCTTCCAAAGAAGAGAATCTGAGCTTGTGATAATTCGCAGTGTATACTGGCTGATATTGTGCGTCGTAGCCATAGCTTAGATCCATGTCGCCAGCTTCAGCAAACTTGAATAGCTGATTGATTTCTTTATTTAATTTTTTAAGTTCTGTGTAAGGAATATTCATTTTTAAATATATGTAGGTACGCAAAAAAGCCCCCTGGCACACTGTGTACCAGGGGGCATGAACTGGGGCTGGAGAGGCTGCGCTTACTTCACACCGCCGACAAGAATACCGGTAAGAAGAACTGCAGGATCATCCATTGCCTGCAACTGTGCTTGCAGTTTCTGGATGTTGCTTTCTGTGCGATAGTCTGTGCCTTTGAACTCAAACTTTTCGCCGTTGATGAACACCCAGCGGGCGTTATTTTCAGCGTTTTCAAGAATGCACTCAGTTGCTGCTTCAAGGGTCAATCCTGCGCGGGTGTCGTGGCCCTTCGTGCTTGCGATGTCGATGTTGTATGTTTTCATGGTAGTTACTTCGTTGCTGACTTCTGCGTTAACTGCTGTGCTGTTGTTGTTTGACATAATATGATTTTTTGTTGTTACTGCAATTATAACCGATTTTTAACCTACGGTCGAGGCTGTTCTGGGGGGAACAACCAAGACTTTATTAGGCGTAGAGCTCCACCGCTTTCTCTCTCAAAGCAGGAAGCAGTCCAGCGTTCTCGATGGCTGCTGTATATGTGACGTTGGAGCTTTTGCTGTAGTAGTTACACAGCCCCCAATCTTTAATCTGCTGCAACGGGAACTTTTTCTTCAATTCTTTATCAAATTCCTTGTAAAGGAAGCTGTAGGCCTCTCCTGTCAAAGGAGATACTAGGATTTCTTCGAAAGTCATGCCTTTCTCAAAACCGATTTTCTGTCCATTGCAGACGCACAGATTCCAGATTTCCGCTTTCAAAGATATCTGTTTAGCTTGCAATGGTTTATCTGCAGCCTTCTTGGGAGAAGCAGAGATTTCATAGCGTTTAACTTCTGGGAGGGCAGTTACCGGCTGCGGTGCTGCGCTCTCGGCATTAACAAAATCCATAGGGATGTCGTCAGTGGTGGGCTCGCTGAAAGGTAGATCCAGCTCCATTTGAGGCGCCTCCACATACGCAGCTGTAGCTTTTACTGCTACAGGCTTCCTTACAGGGTATGGCATACTGTTTCTCTTGAGCTTCTGGCTTTTTGTCAGCGCCTCTTTAAAATCTGCGCTACTCACAAGATAGCGATAGCGCACATCGTGACCTTCTCCTGTGCAAACGTGGATAGGGTTGCTGGGGAGGTTTTTCCTGAAGCCTCCACCATAAATTTTAATCAGGTCGTTTAAATAATAATATTTTTTCTTATTGATATCTACGCTACGGAGATCGACGCCGTCTACAGTGATTTTTTCAATTTTGTTTTGGATAACAGTGGTCATTTGTATTGTTGTTTAGGTTTTTACGTGCAGCCACCAGATTATCTGTGGATGGGAAACTGCACATGACGGATTTTTCCACTCTTTAAAGGACGATCAACGCAAACTCTGCACCTAGCGCAGGCTCCCTTATCCTTTAGTTTTTTAGTTTTACCAGAGACTTCAGGGCAGATCAGCACTGGCCTGTCCTTGGGTATGTCAGCTGGCAGAGTATCACCCATCCAGGCTAGCGCCACGTTAGGGTAATTCTTGTACTCTTCATATATGGCAAATACTTTATCTCTGTTCACTGGGTCGCAGCTCAGCATCAGTGTGAGGTTTTTAAGCTCAGCCAGTATAGGTACAGCGAACATGGCTCGTGTATACGCCCAGAAATGCACAGCTGGGTGTTTCTCTATGGCTTTAGCCCAAGCGGCTGTGTAGGTGAGGTTGAAGAACTCTCCTCCAGTATGTATCCTGAAGAAGGGTTCCTGTCCACCACCATTTAACAACCATTTATCTATACTGTTCTCTATAATGCAGAGCTGCTCCTCAAAGCTCTTACTCCAAACTAGTGAAGTATTATAGTCTTCGTTAGCTGCATAATTCTTGCGCAGCTTACGAAGATTAACATCGTAGCACTTACCAACACAGCCGCCCTCTCCCTCTGTAGCCGCCACACACGTTCCTCCGTGTGCTGGCAAGCCAGAAGCTAGGCTGAATGTGTTCCCGTGAGCTTTTTTAAACCGTACTTTGCTATTGTCTGTCAGCTTAAAGCTACGGTAATCGTCTATTGTTTCCATTCCCATAAGTTCTTTTCAAAATTCCATGCAGTTTCTTTCGCAAACACTTTTTCTTTACCCTTCCATCTATCCATGATCTCCAGCTCACAGCCTACATTATCGCCTGTAGCAAGTTTTGTTTGGTGGCAAAACACATCTTTTAATACTTCCTGGATATAGTTGTCCTTGCACAGATCTTTGTGTACAGCCCAGTAGCCTGCATCATGCACGGTATTTACAGGATATATGTACTTCATCCAAAGACCTTCTTTCTTTAGCCTGTTCTTGAGGTTCACTGACGCTTCCCACATGAACCAGGCCAATTCACTAGCCACAGGGAACGCAAGACTCTCGTTCATCCATCCGGCAAGAATACCGAAGTTGTCTGTAGCTTCATACTGGAGTATGAGCCCTCGCGCATTAGTGATCCTTTTATAATCTTGTACTTCATTCGTGCAACGATCTCTGTAGGCCATATATTTTGTGTACCTTCTCCAGGTATCCAAAGCATACTCAAGTGTCTTCAAACCCACATGCAGCCCGTTCTCAGCATAGATGTCAGCTTGAATAGGTACTGCAGCGAACTTTAAGCCTGCAGTATACGACACACGGAATGTGATACTTTTAGCGATAACGTACTTACTCACATCTTTTTTTGTGAGTGTATGGTCATTAAAGTATTCACGCATCTTGGTCTGATGGAAATTACCAGATCTGATGTCATGGATGAAGTTTTCATCCTGACTCAGAAAGGCCATAATTGCCAAGTCAGCTCCGGCAACGTCAAGCTCACACCAGTAGTAGTCAGGGTCACCAGGATAAAATATATTACGTATATTTTTAGGCAATTGCTCACTGTACTCTTTCTGCTCATCACTGTTGAGATTACTGTAACCAGGCACAAAGATGTCCGGTATATACGCCAACACCTTTGATGCAGGATTTTGAACATTAGGGCTGCTGCTGGCCCTAAAATTCTTCAAGCACTCAAAGAAACTAGCGTGTATCTTTCCATCGCCACAGATAGCTGACCAGTAGCTTTGTTTGAGAGGCTCTTCATCATCCTCACTTTCAATTTCACCGTCCATCAATACGCCTTTCCTGGACAGAAACTTGTTGGCAAATACACTTATCCTCCCAACGCTGAGTAGCAGGGTTATAGCTTTGTGTGTGGCGTTCAGCTTTTCAAGATTCTCTTCCGTCTCTTCCAGTCCTTTAGCCTGCAACTCCTCAAGCTGAAATTTTATAGTAGACAGACTTTTGCCGTTCGTGCTTGGCTCGTAGAGCTTTTTTGTTTCAGGCTTCTGCTTGTCGTACCATACTTTGCTTTTGGGGCTCTTCCCTGACTTTGTGTAGTATGCTGGCTGAACTTTGAGTGTGTCGAACAAAAGCTCTTTTTTCTGAAGCGAACTGTTAGGATTGAATTCATCTATACCGAACCTTTCTTTTAAGAATTCTGTAAGTTCCTTTTTTAGTTCATCATATTTTCTACTGTATTTGTCAGATATGTCTTCTAGTACAGCCTTGTCTATACCTATACCAGTGAGTTCCATATCTGTGAAATATGTAGTCAAAGGAAGATAAATATCATAATAAGCAGATTTTAGCTCTTCAGGGAACAGGTGCATCATACGTAAACAAGCTTCACGATGACTCACAGCGTCCCCAGCACAATAATCGTAGTATATTTCTGGCTCAAGAAATTTCATCTTCGCCATTTCAGCCTTAGCTAGCTTGTGCTCTTTCATCTTGCGATTAAGTGCCGTGTAGTATGGCCGATACTTGGTGAACATCTTGATACCTGTCTCCAAGCCTTTAGGTAGTCTAGAGTCAAAGAACGCCACAGCTTTCATACCGTCAAACGCCAGGGTCTCATCAGGTAGATCAAACCCTCTATGGCGCAAACGTAGATCGTCAGCTCGTATATTCCAGCCAAGCCTTTTAGCTTCTGGATGCTCGAGCATGATTTTCATCGTGTCCAAGAGTTCTCTATTCTCGGTTGCGCCATCGTTGCTAATATTCAACACTATGGCTATGTCTTTTTCACAAGAGTACTGGAACTCATACATTACCTCGTCATCGGTAAATTTACTACCGAACCACTCAGCATCATAACCTATGGTGAACATACCTTTGCGTACGTACCTTTCAAGAATACGCCTATTCTCTGCAGGGTCGTCAATCACGAAGTATGTGTAGTCTTGGTATTTAAGATTATCGTCAAGCGACCTTTTGGCCAGTTCGAATATCTCTTTGAACTCTGGACGCTTTGTAGGGTCCATCATAACAATCATGCCTGGAGCATAATTGGCTAGAATTTTCCCATAAGCATTTTCAGTAATCTCCCCAATATAGTCCCCCATTTTAATGTTGGACTTCATGACGCGCTTGAATGCCTCGGCACCCAGCGGCATGATTAGCTTAGGCTTGATGGCCTCTATCTCTTTATCAAGGCTTTCTCGCCACTCTTCAATATCCTCAGCACTAGGTTTACTTTTTACACCTATGCCGTGTTTTACCGTAGCTGTAAAATGTACTTTCTCTAAGGGAATATCTGCAGCACTCAAAGCAGCCAAAACTTCAGCTGCCGCATACCCTCGCTTACCGAAAGCTTCAGCCTCCAAGTCGTCTTTGTTTGGGTGAGAGAAGACAATCAGTAGCTCTGGAGCAGTACCTTCTGTTATTGTAGTATCTATCGTTATTCTGTCTGACATCTTATACTTAAGGTTACCGTGTTATAGTTTTTCCTGAGCTTCTTTTTGGCTACGTTTATCATGAACCCCACATTACCGGGTGTGGTGCGAAGCTTCTTGGCTATCTCGATATAACTCATGTCGCAGAAATATCTTAGGTACATTACAGCTTTTAACTTAACCGGAAGCATACTCATAACCTCTCCCACAAGAGACTCAACCCTCCCAGCTTCGTCTTTTTCTACTAACAGCTCTAAGGGCGAGTTGTCGCACTCGCACGCCAGAGCCAAAGCACCTGACGGCATATCGGCTTCGTCAACAAAGCTATAGGCAAAGCATTCACCGAATAACAATCTTTTATCTTTTTTTATTATTTTAAAAGATATGTTCCTACTCACTGCAAACAGCCAAGGAGCAGGATCTTCGCCGGTTGCAGTATATTTCGTCATCAGCCTGACAAAAGTCTCCTGCACCACTTCATGAGATCTATCCAAGTCTTTTAATATGCTGTAGACAAATTTTCTCAAACTTGCGTAATTTTTTTCATATGCCTCTTCTACTTCCTTGGTGGTGAGTTTCATTATACAGGGGAATGAAAGCCGGTGTTGGCGGCAGGCAACATGGCTGTTCTGGGGGGTATATTTGTGAAATTACCTTTCTGTCGCTGCTTCTTTTTATCCTTATCCTCTTCTTTGGCTCTGTCTTCAGCTGCCCTGTCTTGCTGCTCAAAGTTCATGAATTCAAGCTCTGCCAAATAATCGAATTGGAAATTTTTGGCGTGCCGAGATTTCAATGAGAATATACTGACAATACTGTCCTGAGAGCTGTCTCTACCTATAGCTAGCACCATATCTGCAGGTTTTAATATTCCTTTAAATCCGCTGATTTCTGCATTGCTAAACTTCCTTGTCATCTTGCCACCTGCCTGGTGCAATAGCCACACACTGAACATGTGTTCACCACCTATAAGGTGGTTTGATAGATCATCTATCTCGAACGCTACTTTCGAGTACTTCTGCCAGTCAGCATCGTATTTATCGTTGGTTGTGAGATAGTCCATCTGGTCTATATACACCAAGTCAGGATGATAGCCTGTCTGTTCGTATAGTTTATCCAGATAGTTCTGTATGTACTTGCCAGTCACTGGAGAAGCGTCACGCAGGTCATGTATCTTTAGGTTGTTCATGGCTTCCTTGTCTCTGGAAGACATGCTGCGCCAGGCTTCGCGCAGATCATGTTGAGCAAATGTATTACCCTTGTGCAAGTCTGTGTAAGGTATTCTAAAAATATTACTATACACGCGGTTGCATATGTTTTCAGCAGGCTCCTCAAGACTCAGATATAAGACTTTCCTAAACTGCTTGGCGTTCTGCACCGCGCTATATGCAGCCATGGCTGTTTTACCTGAACCACTATGCCCAAGTATCAAGCCAAACTCTTGATAGTTTAACCCTTTGGCGGCCATGTCTATTGCAGGGAAGCCCGTCATCAAGCTCTCCTTGTGCTCTACCAAGATAAGCTTTTTGAACGGATCAAATTCTCTGATGTTCCCGACACTGTTTTTGAGCTCAATATCCCCCAGCAGCTTATGGGCTTCGTTTACAAGCTGCTCAGGAGTATTCATGCCTCCTATTTTAATTGCCTGGTATCTCCTGAATTTAATGAAGTCTGCTAAATGCTTCGTTATATGGTCAGCGTTAAGAGGGCCATCATTATACACAAACTCCCAGAACTCTAGCGCTGACGCTGCAGACGCTCCTTCTATATCACGAATCTTTAACTCACCTTTCAATTTGGCTAGGCAAAGCTGAGGATTAACAGGAGCCACACCAATACTCAATGCCGTGGCTACAAAAGCATGGTATATGTTTATCGCCCCGAAATCTCCAGGAACAATCCTTAAATCTATAGCCTTTTGCAGTGTATTTTTATCTCTGAACAGACACTTGATGGTCAGCTCAATATAGTCCGAGTCGTTGTATATATCATTCATAGTATTCTTTCAAGATCCAGGTTTTCGCTTTTACAAAAAGCGTTAAGTCTAGGGGTCATTTCTTTTTTTGCGATATGCTTATACTTGTCAATTATCTCGGGTACCCTGTTAGGGGTAGCGAGTATTCTATACCATGCAAAAAACTTCAAACTAGAATCCAACAGCACGCTCTCTACAGTATCTCCTCTACGGATATACATCATGGCTAGCTTGTGCTGGAAAGCCCACATATCTGCAGGGGCCAGGTTAGCGTTGTTAATCTCTACCTGTGTGCTGTTAGACTCTGAGGTTTCACGCTCAGCAAGCATGTGTTTAACTTTGGTTCCCTGCATGTGCTTCGGAGAGAACAAGGCTTTATGCTCACCCATACGATCATACATCATTTGGACGTAAGTGGAAGCATCTAGGTGATTAGCCACGCACAAGCTGCCTGCTTCTCGCAGATATGCGTCGTCTTTAACTGTCGAAATGTATCTAAAATTTTTATTCGTGAGTCTTTTCTTCTCAGTATAGTGATGTATCAAATCATCGACCAATCTTTGATCAACCTCTTTGTTTTGCATGTTCTTGTCTAATTATATGTTGTAACTGCGCTGTCGTAGTGTCGTCAGGAGACTCGAAGCCATAAACACGTAAATCTATATTTACACACCTACGTCCATTCTGCCTGAACTCTGTCTGGATCTCCTTTGCCAGCTCTTGTGTAGAGTCTTCTCCGTCCAGTATGATCGTAATCGTCTTCCACTCTTGTATCAGCTGCTTTTGTTTAAGTGATATACCTTTACCTAGTGTAGCCACAGCGTTAGCCAGCTTTAGAGCTTTTTTAACTCCTTCCACAACCACAACATCTTTGTATTGCTTTGCGAAATGGTAGTTAAACAGATATTCTCCCTTTGGGAAAAGGTGCATGTATCTCATGAACTGGAATCTGTCTCCGTTCCATGTACCGGGCACAAATCTAAGCTGCCAGCCTACATACTCGCCATTAGCTCCAAATACAGGGAAAAACAAGCTTTCCGCAGTATTAACTGTAAAGCCGCTATCGAAACTGAGGTTGCTTCCACAACCTGTAGGTATATATCTTATACCCAAACTGTCGTAATAAGGCAAGTTAGCCAGATGATCTTTAAGTATGAACTGGATAACTGCAGAATTCTGTGGAAGCTCGCTAAGTTTTACCGCATTAGCGTAGGGAAGTATTTTAGCATATTTATACTCTTCTTCTACACCCTCATTGTGCTCACGCTCAAAGACGGTGCCTTCCCCTAGTAGCTCGGCTATAGGTATTGTTTCCTCACATATAAAACATCTGCTGCCACTCCAGCCTGGGCTGATGTAGCGCTTCATTTTTTTACTGTTTTTGGGGTCACAGGTCGGGCAGGGGATTCTATAACCCCCACCCGACGCAGTTTTGACTTTGCCAAATTTATTCTTTAGCAGAGCTAGAACCTTCTGATTCATTTTTAGCTGAGGCTTCTAAACTTTCCAAGAATTTACTATCTGTGAAATAGAATACGTCTTGGATATCTGGTTCAGGATTTTTCTTATAATCCGGGTGGCTGCGCCAAGCGTTACTCACTATCTGTGCCAGTCTCAGATAAGGCCTAGCGTACCAGTATTCGCCAAGGGTATCAAGTAGCTTGGCTATGTATATTTGCCGCTCGTCATTATTTATCATAGCTTTGCCAGTCTATTTGTTGCGGGTTGTCCACCACCTTCACCGTCCAGCCTTGCTCTTCGTAGTACTTCATACGCTTTTTTGCCATACCTTCCAAAGTAGAGTCATGGTTATCCATGAAATCCACAAGCACAAAATGCGTTTTAGGTGTCAAATCGAAGCGTTTCATCTGCTCATCAGTGAGAATACGGCTCCCTCGATAGGCTTCCTGAAGCACTTCTACTTTACTGCTGCCACCACTAGCTTGCACTACTACACGACAGTTAGGAATATCCACCCCAGCACGGAAAGCGTCAGAAGCTATGAGAATTTGAAATTCGTTGTTGCTGAATTCTTCAATAGTCTTTGTCTGCTGCTTGGGTGTTAGGGCAAAAGCTCCTACGTTTTTCTTGCTAGACTCTCGATGGAGGAATCTGGCGGTTTTTGGCATATACTTGTACATAGGCACCAGGTGATCTTTCACATGGTCAATGAACACAATCGTCTGCCACTCTTTCGGTATCAAAGAACAGGCCTTGCCGATCAGCTCATTACGCTTATCACATTTTTTAATGCCGTGTTTAAACTTATTTTCAATATTAGTGTAGTTATCAATAATCAACTCATCCGGTAGCCTTATCATGTATACCATGCCTGGTACTACTGCCCCGGCAGCTTCAGCATCTTCGTAGGGGAAGTATACCAGATCTTCCCCAAACAAACCCTTCAAAAGCTTGTCTGTGTTATTGAAGATGCCTTCTGTGGTGGCTGAGTAACCAAACAACCTGTAAGGCTTCATCTGTTTCAAGCACTGCTGGAAAGTTTCCTGACCTGCAGACTGCATCTCATCCACCAAGAGCAGCTGGCATTTTTCTAATGCACAGCTCTTTAAGGATTTAAACGTAGTTATGGTGATGTCTGTACTTATGTCGTTCTTACCGTCACCCACCAAACCTATATGCTTGTCTGGGAAGAACTGCTTAAACTTCTCATATGTCTGTAACACCACCTGCTTTAATGGGATAGCTAGAATTGTGTTCAGCTTGTTCCATGCCGCGTAAGTGACTGCCTGTATGTGGGTTTTGCCGAATCCCCCCGTGGCATTGATTACGCCGCTATCATCCATTCCTTTAAACAGCAAATCTATGACTGGTTGCTGCTGATAGTCGCGAAGCTTAATTTGTTTAACTGCAGCCCAGTCAGGTTCAGGCATTTTAGTGCGCACATCCTGCAAGTCTGCAACATCAAGGTTTTTATGCACAAGCTTCAGCACATCAGTATAAAACCCAGGAAGTGTATATATCGAGCCGTCAGTATCTGTGGCGTAGAGTAATCGCTCGGTAAATACACACTCTCTCCTGAATTGTATACTTTTCATCTCTCTGTGGTGGTATCTCAAAAACTTGCTCAAGTATACCGGACACGGAGTTATTTTCAGCCCACCATCAAACCTGGTTATTTGTATTTTCATTATTTACCTTGAGAACTATTTGCCGAGGATGCCTACGGCGGTATCTGATTCTTTTTTTCTTAACATCGGTTAACTCCAATACAGTAGGCTTCTTTGCGTTTTTCTTGTTTGTCTGGTCATTAATGACCCTACCTACAGCTTCTTTTGCCAAATCGCCTATGGCTGTACCTTTCTTCTCAAAACTAAAATAGGCGGCTGCAGCAGCCAGCAGCGCCGGAATAACTAGGTTTGTACTTTTTTCTTCACCCATACTAATAACCTCCTACTACTGACTTGGTTAAGACCTTTCCTTCACTGTCTTTTAAAATGAACATAGTGTAGTCATCTCCATCGTCTTTAAATGAAGAGTTCACTATATCCATTGTTGCAGCCTCATCAGCCTGGGCTTGAGTGAATCCAGGCCCTGACGGAGGCTGCGCCGTCATTTGCTTTTTGTCCGTGATGCCTTTACTTGCGTAGTACATACTTTTTTATTTTTTTTCTTTTTGAATGCCTCTGCTCGGAGTTCATCCATCTCATATTGAAGCTGCAGCGCCAGTTTAAAATCCTCTTCAGGAACGTCCACTTTGGGGTGCGCTGCAAAGTAATCATACCACTTAAGCAGTATGTAGAGCCTTTTCATCTTCTCCGGGGTTGTCACAGATTAATTGTATTATCTACATACTCACTTAGCTCACTATGATGGTCGATCACAATGACCTGTTTGAACTTGCTGCTCTTCCCGAGAGTTTTAATAATCTCGAAATACTTCTTACTATTTTCGTTGTTTAGCCCATAGCTTCCCTCGTCCACGATCATGAACGGGAAGGCCCCTACAAACATATTATGTAGCGCCAGACGTAAGCTAAAGCCGACCATAACCTGCTGACCGCCTGATATAGCAGGCAATTGCAGACCGTCTTCATTAAAGATGTCTATACCGAAGCTTTCATTCACCTGTGCTTTATAAGGGAAGTCAAAGCTGGTTAGCACCTCATTCATGTATTCTGACACTGTGCTGGCATAGGTATGAATCAAGGCCCTGGGAAACTTAGTTGTATGGAACAGCTCGTAAACACTGTTCAATACACCTGTATATTCCTTTCGCTTACTGTTCTTTTCCTTGTAGCTTTCGTTGTCTTGAAGCTCCTGCTTTGCACTCTTAAGCTCTTGCTTCTTTGTGGCTATGGAAACTTCCAGGGCTTTAGCGTTTTCTCTGCGCTGCTGGAACGCCTGCATGTTTGAATCTACCGCTATTTTTTCAGATGTGAGCTCTATAGGATCCTTATCGTATTTGGGTGCAGAAGCCAGCTTTAGCTTCATACCTGTTAACTCATTCTCAGCCTGTTTGAGGGAGGCCTCCACAGTATTCAGCTTACCTTCAAGCGCAGCGTATTTCTGTATAACTCCAGAACACAAGTCATATTCTTCCTGATCGAAAGAAGCATTCTTGTATAGGTCTAGAGCATAATCAATATCAGCCAGCTGCCTCTTGTATTTTGTACTCAGGTCGTAGTCAAATTGCTTTTGACCTAGCTGCTTTGAAGCTTCTTCAAGACTTCTTAACTGCCCGTTATAAGCTACAATCAAAGGCTGTTGTTCAGTCTGCAGGTGCTCAATCATCTTTGCCACATCTGTGACTTCTGAGCCGCAAGTTGGGCAAGTTCCTCCCACCAGCCCGGAGGCTTTGTGTTCAGCAATCTTTTTATCTATAGCAGCTATCGACAAACCTGTGCTTGTCTTCAGTCCTTTAAGGTCATGATACTTGGTTTCCAGTCCCTTGAGCTGAAGCTCTTCATCATCTCCAAACACTACAGCAGGAGGCTGCAGAGAGGCTTTCTTGAGTTGATATTCCAGCTTCTTCTCGTAATTAGGCTTCGCTGCCTTGAGCTCTGCTAGAGTTGTTCGATATTCGTCGATAGGGATAAACGCCACTTTGTTCAATAGTGGATTTTTCTCAAGCTCTAACTCGTTTACTCTAGCCTCTGCCTTATCAAGCGAGTCTAGCAACACCGCATTAGCTTTCTCGGCATCCTGTACAGACTTGAGGAAAGCCTGGCGGGCAACTAGCGCAGTGTACTCTTCCTCATCTACAGCCAGACTATTTAAATCCTCTGTCTCCATCTTGATCATCTGCTCTAGGCACTGCATGTTGCTTTCCAGCTCTACAGTGTCTTTTACAGGATACTCAGGAGGGGCAGTTTTAATATAACTATTCCAGATAGTATCTCTAAGTTTCGCGGTATTAGGAACCATGAAGATCTTCTGAAATAGTTTCTCACGAGTAGCGTTATCACCGTTGAACAGTAGGGTGATCTCTCCCTGGCTGGAAACAATAACATTTTGTACAATGTTTTTATCTATCTGAAAGAGCCCGTCCCAGATTTCATTTACTTCAGAAGACTTTTTATAGGTCTTTCCGTCATACATGAAGTTTACCTTGGCTGTATCTACGTGCCTCTCAAGAATGGCTTCCTTGCCATTGATGATGAGGTGGCCGATGACATAACCACTCGCCTGCCCGACAGTAAGCATGTCAGCCTTTGTCTTGCCATAACCTTCTCCTGTAAGAAGAAAGATAATAGCCTCAACAATACTGCTTTTGCCGCTACCGTTCCCTCCAATGATGCCTGTGACACCTTCGGTAAATTCGAAGAGTGCGCTCCGGTGAGATCGGAAGTTTTTAAGGATTAGTTTTGTGATTTCCATCTTCTAGGAGCTCTTTGATTGATTTGTTTACAAGATCTTCAGGAATGCTAATATAAGGATAGTTTGAATACGGCAAACAGCTAGGATCCCATCCTGGGGGCAGCGAATCTAGATCCTTAAGTTCTTCTGCAATCACATGCGTCAACCCATCGCTGCGCATACTACTTTCGTGTATGCACATGATGTTCTCGACGCTCTTTTCTACAGCGTCCACAGTCATCTGTAGGGGCGCAGCCACCACGAATTCTTTTTCTACTCTTACTGTATATAATTGATAATTTTTCATAGTTTCTCCTCAAGTTTCGCTAGCCTTTTCTCCAACTCCCTATATTTAAGCAGCATCTCTGTATGGGTCACAGTCTTAGCCACCTCATTCTCCAGTTCTTCGAGGATTTCTTCGATGGATAGGTCGTGCCATGGGTCTTTGAAGCTTTTTTCCGCGTCTAGTGGACACATCGCTTCTGACCAGCCCCAGGGAATCTCACCTCTGCAGGAGATTTCAGATATCGCCTGAAAAGCTAGGTGGTCGATCTTGTCGTTGTCGGCAATATACCTCTTAGCCTCGTACTCGTCTTCGGCGCAAACCACAGTAACTAACGCAAGTTTATATAATTTTTTCATACGTCTTCGGTAATTTTAATTTCTCTAACTTTTACAATTTTGTATTCGACCTTGTGTTCCATAGCTAGATCGTCTTGTTCCTTCAGTAATTTGTTAATTCTTTTCTGCATTTGCGCGATTACAGGATCGAGGTTACCTTCCTCGTACTTGTAGGCTAGGTTGGGGCTGGCTGGATACCAGTTCCCCCATTCGCCAGGAGTATTCCAGCCTCGCCAATATCTATGGTGTATCTCGAGCCTGACGTTCTCTATTATTTTTTGATTCACGGTAGGTGTTCAAATGATTTTTCTTTCATCTTGAACTCGAAGTCCAAGTCGATTGTTGTGTTGTATGTATTTGGCAGCCTGGAGGCATAATCTGCATGCTTTCGCGGGTTCTTGTCTCCAGGTATACTTTCGCTATAGTGAAATAGTGGCGTATACTTTCCCCAGGAATGTACAGCCATGTCAAACGCCTCTTCTTCATTTACACCACCATTGTTATGGCATTTGTGATGAAGATAGTCGAAAGTTACTGGAGTGTCGCCGTCGCCATAGAATCTAGTGTATAGATCCCATACTGACCACCCTGCTGCCTTGTCATCATTCTCGAGTACGAGCCTCTTTTTTACACCGTCGGTCAATTTATGAAAATTCTCATAAAAAAGATCTTTGATTTCAAAGTGATCTCCTCCTCTCAACGATCTATTAACATGTATGTTTATAGGAGCATTATAATCTTCAGGACAGCCGATCCTAGTCATGAACCAGCCTTGAAAGTCTAGTTCACGTATTGTACGACGCACAGCATCTTCGTTTAAGCTAGCTAGTACATTGAATTGGTCAGGATGACTACTCAGCCTGACGTTGTATAGTTCCCTAACCAATTTGACCTTGTCGAGCTGACCCATGATATCGTCGATCTGTGGGAAGTCTTCGAAAACGATCCTGGCCTTATCATAGGTCATCAATGGAAATATATTGCTGCTTAACCTATAGTTATGCTTTCTAAATCCGCAATATGCTATAGCCTTCTCTGTGACCAGGAGATTGTTTAAAATGACATCTCCTAGCTTGACCAAAGCTTCAGCCCTATCCAAAGAGCTGAAGCGTTTGTAGGTCATTGTCTTGAACTTGAGTGGAGGGTCATTGTCCTCGAGCCCTAGTACAATACAGCAGACACCTTTGTTTCTAATCATATTATTAACAGCTAATCATGAAAACTCGGTATGTCTAGCTGTTGCCCAATAAAATCCATATCATCCTCGTGTATATCCAAAGTCTGTTCAACTACAAGCCTACTAATTAGTCGTGTACTATAACCTCGCAATTCAGGAGGTTCTCCTTGATAAATTTGATCGGTGAGCTGTACAGCCTCCAGCACACTGCGACATTTTATGTAATCTACCCACTTATATCTACGACGCGGCGTATCTATTTTATTTATTTTACGCTGTATGATAAAAGTTGCTTTTTTAGTTATTTTTTCAAGCATATCAATCATCTTCGCTATATCTGACTTCTTCGCCTTCTTCTAGCTTTCTACAAATGTAGATCTTCTTAAGCTTCTTGGCTCGGTCGCTCCAGGGCTTTGGACCTAGCGCATCAAGCCATGCCGCTTCCTCTGTGCTTCCTGATCCTATGGTGCAACGTTTAAACTGATTTATTCCTGATTGTCCGTCAATTACGTACATATATTTTCGTCAGTAAATGTGTGCGTTCTTTTAACTAATTTAAAATCACCGTATGGTTTATTTTTTTTTGCATCTGCTAGATGAGCTTCTGCGTCCTTTCGATATCTGAACTCTACGCTGAAAACACTATCTCCGTAGTCTAGCCAATAGTCTTGCACTCGTATTTGTACGACGTATTTGTACGATGTATTCAATTCTGGATCCATGCATATTATTCTACTACATACTCGATTGTTTCTCTGAATATCACCCGCCACTCTCTTTTATTGTTATAGTCTATGTCTGCATGGGCTCCGCCAGGCTTTCTTTTAATCAACTCCCAGCGAGCACTATCTAGTGCAGTTATTTCATTTATTTGTGCACTATAACGCATAAAATCTTTCCAGGGACAGCCCATCCTCTTGCGTCTTTCTTGAAGTACGATTTGTCTCATCGGTGTTTTAATATATCTTGAATAGAGTTCTCGGGGGACTTTTTGGATATTACTATATCGAAATCAGCATTTTCAATATAGCTATAGCCGTGGAGCTTACAGGCTTTTTCAATGTTTACCTGACAAAGGCAGCTTTCAGGTATAAGCTGCCCAAGAGCATTATCCACAGGAAGATCTTTTGCAGATATCCCCAGCATATCTGCAAACCCTGTAGGGGTGTCAGTATCTTCCTTTGTGTCTTTGTTGTATACACGTACACACATTTACTCTTCGTAAGTTTTGTCGTTGTGATCATCTTGACAGAGTTCGCACCGCCAGACTGACTTTGTTGGATCTGTGGGGTACTCTTTAACTACATACAGGTACTCGCCATCGAGCACCTGTTGTCCTGTAATTACATCATTGCAGTCTCCGCATGTGAACTGCATTTCAGGGGTTACACCTTTTTTGCCTAGTATGCTCATAGTATGTTTATGCTGAGTATATGCTTTCTTTGAACTGGTCTAATGTTGTTTTAGGATCACCTTCAGTCAGTAACTTATACGCTAGATTGTATACTGCCTCGCTATTTTCAACTCCTCTTGTAAGCTCGCGAAGAACACCACAGAACCTGTCGGCTGTTTTGATCTCTGAGCGAATATTAACCAACTCTTCTTTACCGTCTTTGTCTTGCTTTACCTTACTGGTCTTCACGAAACCAATCTCATGCAAGAAATCTAATTTGTTTCCAACATCCACACCGTCGTGTAGTTTAACAAGGAATACAGGACGCTTTGGACCTAGCTTGTAGGTGGCGTACTGGGTATCTTTTGTCTGAGCTTCAAGGTTATCAGGTGTGACGTCTAGTGTGACATACTGCCTAGGAAGGGCATATTTAATATTCTTCAGCTTCTCGCCGTCGAAGAAATATAAGCCTTCTTTAACAGTCTCATTGGCTGCAGTCACACCTAGGCTGCCGCAATACCCGCAGAACAACTCTTTATCGCAGGAGATATCATGAAAGCGCATCTGCCTTCTGATATGAATATCGCCCAGGAATACTCCACGAATACTTTCGCACTGATTGGAGAGATCCAGATCCTTGAGACTGATCTTTTTCTTCTCTTCGCAGAACGGCCACAACTCAGGTACCTGTTGATGTAGGAATATACTCACTACAGTATTCGGAGCTTTTCTATTAAGTTCAATATTCAAGAGCTCGATAACGTCACTAGGATTATCACTATAGTCTACGCCGGCGAACTCAGGAACACTGTTAATAGGTTTAAACCCACATACACTCTCCCATGTACTTCCGTTGATAGGTTTGCTGTGATCTCCTGCAATAGCTACAGGAATTACCTTTCCTTCTAGTCTTCTTAGCTCTGCTGTAACGAATCTGATGGTGTCGCTACTAGGTTTATTATTATCGAATAAATCACCAACGCTGACGAGGTAATCCACCTCATACTCAAGAGCCTTATCGATAACCATAGAGAATAATTCTCGGTTATCTTGCTCTAGTTCTGGAATGTTATAAAGTTTGCTTTCTAGATGTTGGTCGCTAAATGCTATGAACTTCATGTTGTGTGGAATCTGTTGATAGGTTCTGATTTCCATTTTTTCATAGGTGTAAAGATATCCACACCTAGCCGCTTGCTGGCGAATCCGAGCATTCTCAGATTCGGCCAGGCTTGTGGACGAACATCGAGAGTAAGTCTCAATGCTTCTTCCGGAGTCTTTCCCTGCATTACCCAAGCAATGATACCCACTGCCGTACTGCGCGATATGCCTGCAAAGCAATTAACCCCCAGATTATAAACGGCAGGGCTATCGACAAAAGGATCCAAAAAACTGATGATGTTGTTGACGTGTTGCTCTTGAGGTCCTTGTTCATTTAGGTTTTGTTGAATAAATGGTTCTGTGTCTTCGTCACTCCAGTCTCTGAAATATTGACTGAAATGTGCTATTCCTTTCCTGGATAGCCTATTCTTTAATTTTAAAACTTTATCTCTATCTTCAGGATCTACTGTGGTGATCCATACGTTTTGCTCTAAATTTTCCTTGTATGGGATATCCAAGGCTTTGTTCAGCGCGGTAATAATTACACTGTTTATCATAATTGTAGTTTTCTGTGCTCAATTTGTTTTGGGGTTTTAACAGCGACAACTTTAGTAGCCGGTTTGGGCTTAAGCACACTTAGAATAGCTCTAGAGGTCAGCCCTTCGCCATTTTTGAGAAGTCTGAATTTTTTTTCGCTTAGCTTCTCCTTGAGTTTAGATTTAAAGGCTACCAAAGCAATATCTATGTGCTCTGTAGATAAATCTAGCTTTTTTGTAAGCTCGGCATCACCATTGTAACCATAATACCTATAAAGCCTATAAATTCCGGCGTCGTCCTCCACCAACTCAATCAACCACAGTCGATAATCATACAAGACACTTTCCTCGTCACAGACATATATACAAAAGGATTTGAGTATCTCAAGGGTTATTCTTTGCATTTTGTTCAAGGTTTATTCTTTGCATTTTGCTCTTGGCGGCCTTTAAGCGCAGCCAGCTTCTGTTCGAGTTCGTTTATTTCGTCCTCCAAAGGGTCATATTCTTCAAAAAGCGCGGAAATGTTGTCTATACACTCGTTGTGATAGTCCGCTATTCCTTCTGAACCTGCTTCTCTCACCATACGATTTATACCTCGCAACTGCTCAAAAATGAGTGTTTTTATTATTTCGAAATGTACGAACGCTCCTGTGGGAGAAGAGCGTAGATTTCTTGAGGATCCGTCGGGCGTATGATATCTTATTAAATCTCGTCTATGCATATATGGTAAAAGTAGTCCTTGCAGAGGATCGGACTCTGCAAGTATATTATACTACAAATTTACCGCAGCATCAAAGGCATCTTCAATAGATTTATTGAGATACTTTCTTTCTGCAGCTATAACTTCGCTGCGTACTGGGTGCTCAGCTATGACTGCTCCCTGTAGGTCTGTAGCCACCCAACACTGCTGCGTGTGGTTAAACTCTACATTTGATACCCTGGCTACCTTCTTTTCGCCAAGGGAGCATAGTCTGTCGATTACATCATCTGCCAAGCCACTAACGTTACCCTCTTTATCTATATAGAGCTGGGTAGTCATTAATGCTGTATCTTTTCAGACTGAGCTAGGCACTGAGGTTCGTTATACTCGTCAGTCATCATTCTGGAAGACTCGTCAGCCTTACCCAAGGACTTCTCCAGGAATTTAGTGACATCCAGGCAGCCTTCACCGTAGCCTTCTAGCTTATCTAGGCTAACATTACCGTCTTTACTGATCTTGAACTGAATTTTCTTAGACATAGCTCAATGAGTCGTTTACGATTTTACCTAGCTTATTGTATTTGAACTTGACCATGACAGTGTGCTTCTTTTCTGTAGGGCAATGTACAGTGTATGTCACAACTGCTTTGGCAGTGTTTTCCTCGTCGTCATCCATATGCATAGCATGCGCAGGCACACAGATATCATAGTCAACAGGCCGCTCGCCAGGAGGGGTGGCTTCCTTTAGCAATACTTCCTTAACAGCTTTTAAGAGCGTTGGTTTGACTGCCTCGAACTGCTCGTATTTCGCGTTTGACATATTATTTCTCAGCTGTAACTACAAGCTCGCCAGTAGCAAGCTCTTCGACTTTATACTCAAGATCTTCCTCCTGCATGAATTTCTTGATTTCGTCCAGAGCGTACCCCTGCTTGATATCTTTGAGATTGCTTCCCAGCTGCTTCTCGATACTGCGGTCAAAGAAGTCGCATACGAAATAAGCGTTTCCTTCAGCATCAATGTTGATACCTATGTCGTAACCACTCGGTGAGGGGTTCCTAGCCACATACTTGTGGATTTCATCCCTGCGAGGATCACTAGGATAGGTATTGCATTTCATACCGCTAGCGATGCTCCAGCCTTTTTTCTTAAACTGACCTAATAGGTTCTCTATGCTTTTGAACTGTGTTTTGATATTTACGCTGTGGCTCATAGTATTGATATGTTGTCGTAACTGTCCGCCATTTGCAACGAAAGTTGCACTATTTCTTTAATATCGAAGGTTTGCTCGATAAGTTTTACAAAATCCGCAAATAACATTTCTACAGCTTGCGGGTGTTCGTTTTCGTTTGCAGGGATGGCAATATTTACTTTACCGTCAGCTATGGAGGAGATATCTCCATTCGCAACTTCACAATATGGTAGCGCGATGGTGTAATTATCCCCGCGAAACTTGACAGTTAACATGTCAAATCTTGGCGGCTCCAATACTCCTTGGTCGTCTTCGTCTTCGTACATTAGATGCTTAGTTTACGGAAGTACTCGCCAGAAATATTTGCAACGTCTGAAAGAGACTTTGCTTCTGCGACTACACTGTTCAAATGCTGCTGGAGAAGACCCATAGCGTCCTTATCTTTGGAGAAATCATGGTCTCCTACCAACAATTTTTCAACTTTAGCTAGCTCAGCTTCAACATTTCGATCATCTACAAAATTCATATCCCGGAATTCCTGGATATGCTTCAATAGCGTTCTGACGCTTGCGTCACTTACCACTTCCTTCTTATTGATCTTGCTTAGTGCGACTGTGCAGTGCTCTACAATCTTGGAGCGTAATGTAGCTGTCACATCACTCACAAAATCATTAATTTTGCTCATATGTGTATTCAGCTGGCGGTTGTACTCTTCTCGATACTTGCTTTTTGCTCCCTGCCTTTCCTCAGACTCAACAACTTCGCGTTGAATCTCGTCCTGTAGATTAAGCTCAGAAAAGGCTGCAGGCAGGGCAATTTCAAACGATACGATATCTAGATAGAATTTGTTTCGTACGTTCGCTACTGCAGGGTAATAAGACTCAAGGTTATCTACGTCTACAGTAGCTTTATGCTCCTGGTAGTATTCGATGGCCTCTTTCTTGTAATCTTCGTACTTTTCCAGGAACTCTGCTGTGAGCGCCAGGTATTCGTCGCGCATCTCGTCAAGTTTCTTGTATACCTCAAGATACTTTGTCTTCGGTACAAAGTGCGCCTGAGATACGAGAGGGAAGTCAAATGAGTTGGTATAAAGATATTTACGGATCTTTTGCTCCAGGCTCTTGAATTTATTGTATACTGCGGGTTTGATAAGCATCTTCTTGCCGAGCTTGATGGTGTCTGGAAGTTTGTTGTCCAGCTTGATATCCTCCTCTACAAGATTGTAGCTCATCCCCCACATACCGATGTGTATGTTGACAAGCTTTCCGTCTTGGAAAACTTTGTCATAGTACTTCTGAAGTGTGTCTGTGATTTTGTATTCTTGGCTCATGATATTTTAGTGTTTTTAATTATTCTTCGTCGTTACCGATGGCTATACTGAGTTTACGCATGTTCTTTTGTACATCTGCGACAGGGTCGCCTTTACTAGTCACCATGACCAATTTACCCTGTGCTTGTCTACGCATACCCTTCAAGTCGTCTTCATGACTTACTGCGAATGGAATGAACTCTGCCAATACTTCCATCACATGACTGTCGCTGACTTCTTCTCCCTGGTCAAATGCCTTGTATAGTGCATCTTTGAACACCTCCTCAATTTCCGCACCTGTGAAGTTCTCTGCTCCGGTCACAAGTGTTTTGAGACTGAAGTCCTTCGGATCTCTTTTGTACTTCTTGATAACCACGGTGAAGATTTCTTTTCTTTCTTCTGCTGTGGGCAAATCTACCCAGAACAGCTGGTCAAACCTACCCTTACGGATAAGTGCGGCTGGGAGGAGAGTGTGATTGTTTGTGGTAGCTACAATAAACGCAGGGTTTTTGCGGTCGTTGAGCCAGCTGAGAAATGTTCCGAAAATGCGGCTACTGACACCGCTATCTCCTGACCCGCTAACCGCACTGTTACTGAGTGCTTTTTCAATTTCCAATAATGTTACGAATATACCGCTTCCGTATATCCTCTGCATGTCTCCATACAGTTCAGATCATATCTTAGCTTCTCTTCTAATTTTTGCAACGCACCTAGCGCAACGACCTGCCGAATTATGCTTGCTATCAGCCTTGTTACATAACACACAGACAGTATGATTTTTAGCCCAGCCGTCTCTGCCGGGTTTAAACCTACTGGAAAGTAGCTGCGCCCTGTGTTCGGTGGAGTGACAAGACCTACATAAAGTTATAAGATTATCCAGTCGATTATTCGGTGTTTTGCTGTTGCGCCCATTACCATCAATATGATGTATAATATTTCCTGAGTTAAAACAGCGCTGACACTTATTATCGTCACGGACAAGCACAGCTTGCCTATTGCCTGAAAAATAACGTTGTTCACGTTTTTCTTTGGCGCTAGGCTTCTGCTTCGTTATGTAGTGCTTATTCTTTTGAGCTTTTACTTTAGCTATATTAGCTACATCACTGTGATGCCGCTTGAGATAGCAGTAATTACATAGCCCTTTGGCTATATGTCTGCGCTCTGTGGTGTTGCATTCGATGCACTTATCTGCCTTTTTACTCCAAGGTTTCATAGTTATAATCTACCTAGAGTTGAAAAGTTTTTCAAGAGAAACTTTCAGTTTTTCGAAGTTGCTAACTTCTACGTCTTACGACTGATCGTTGAACCTTCCTCCGCTGGAGGCTCGGCTGCTGATTGCCCAATCCTGTATGTTTTCAAACATTCACGCTTACAATTACTTGTTACGTTGTAGTCATGCAGGCTCTAAGGGTATCCCAGCAATTAACTGAATTTTAGATCAACCAAATTTAATCGATCAAAATTACGCATTTACCAATACTCTCCACAGTCTTGATCATCTCGCGCATATTCTTTTCAGAATTACCCACCAGCGAGTCAAAAATACTGCCAATATCCAGGGCGAATAAAGGGCAGTCAAACTCTTTAGCGATAGCTTTACAAATCAAAGACTTACCTGTACCTGGAACACTCGCCAGCAACATACCTTTAGGCATCGGTAAATTATAATCTCGGGCATCTTTACTGTAGGCCTTTTTGCGGGCAGTAAGCCAGTTTTTAAGCCCCTGCATGCCGCCAACATTCTCAAAAGAGATGTTAGGCTCCATGTAAGTCAGCAACCCGTTTTTCCTGAGCTGGGCAATTTTTTCCTGAAAAACTGCCTCCACAAAGGCTGTGTTAAATTTACGTACGGCTACCAGAGCTACAGAGAAGGCGTTCTCGACCTCCACGTTAGTCATGCCCTTGGCTGCCTCAACTGCACCATCAAGGATATACTCATCGATCTGCATCAACGGCTTGTTATTAGCTTCCCTATCTTTGTTTACTGAGCTCTGTACAAAGAGCAACCTTTCTTTGATCGCTGCGGAATCTGGCAGATCATAATCAACAAGCTGAATTTCTTTCTGAAGCTCGGCAGGCACTGCAAACTTCTGCCCTACCATGATAATCATGTTCGCGCGGCTCTTTAGCATATTCCAAGCATTACGCAGCATGCGGATATTCAACACCTTGTCGAAGTGCAAATGGAAGTCTTTAAGAATAAAGATATTTTGCTCCTGCTTGTAGCTTTGAATATAACGAAGCAACTCCGTAGTTACCTTGGTGTCGTCAGGATGATTTACATCTATTTCAGCACTTCTGCAAATAAGCCCGTTCTGCGCATCCCATTCATGGATAGCTACAGCTGGGTTATTTTTACGGATTTCCAGTAGCTCTTTAGCTAGCCGTCCTTCCTCGTGGGTGAGGACGAAAAGACCTGAGTAACCTGCTTTGTGATAATTTTCGATTTTAGTAATGAAGTTCATTTGATATGTTGGCTATGAAGTTGTTTTTCTTGATATGCTTTAACTCTTCGGTTTCTTTTATGTTGAAGAAGCCTAATATGTCTGCGGCTATTGCTTGCTGCATGGTTGTTTCGTTACGACTTGCTCTACTTCTGTAATATTGCACCTGCATAGGATGCATATTTTTTTCTATCCATTCCAATAATGAAAATATTGGATGCTCTTTTTTCTCCTGAGTAGGTGTTGACTCCTCAGGTTTTTCTTTAGGCTTCCTGCCTCTTTTCTTCGGCTCTTGCGCCACGATCTGCGGTGTGGGAGCGCTGAGCTTGTTTTTATTTTTAGCTCCTTTTGGGCGACCTCTGCGTCTGGGTGCAGCGTCAGCGGGATGTTCAACCTTTATGGGTTTGGCTTTGTTCTTTGCTCCCTTAGGTCTTCCTCTACGTTTAACTGGCTCCGCAGCTATGAAAACTACGTTATCCTCTTTTGGCTTATTTTTAGCTCCCTTAGGTCGGCCTCTTCTTGGTTTATCTAGGTCTTGAATAACGGGACCTGCCACCAAACTTCTTGGTTTGTTCTTTGCCCCTTTGGGGCGGCCTCTTTTCTTTACAATATCCGGAGATATATTACTCGTAAGACTCTTCGTCAGGGTCTCTTTCCTCTCGCAATCCTTTTTTTCTGATTTTTCGCTCATGCGATTTTGATACGTCCGTATAATACTTACCTTGAAGCTCCTGCTTCTCGGCGCGCTTATACTGGTTGCGCTTATCCCTTATCTGGTATTTACGTATAGTTCTACTCATATCAGCTATGATTATATCATGGCTGTTTTCTTTTGTAGACTCTATAGTGTTTTTTTCTCTTGTTTGAATTACTGCTATCGAAGATACTGAATAGTGCGCTAGCTGCTCCGTCAAAGAAGCTGAACAGTCCCTCTATAGGTGATTCTTGCGTGGGTTTTTGGCTAAATTTTTTTCGCTTATTATGATGGGTCATGACAAAATTAAGGACACCGTGGAGAAACTACTTCGGAAGAAAAATCCGAGGTCGATGTTTCTCGCACGCCAACTTATGTTTTCGGTACTACCTCCCTCTTATTTTGTCGAAAATTACTTATACGACAATGAAGGAAGGCTGCAAAAATTAGATGCGTTCCCGATGCTGAAGCATATCTATGATAATATGCCTCAGAAACTGATTCTTAAATGCAGTCGTAAAACATTAAAGTCTACACTGCTGAGTAATTTTATATGTCTTAATTTAATTCGCTGGAACTACTTTAAAATGATGTATGTGGGCCCCCAGGAGTCGACTACGAAGTATTTTTCAAGCAACTACATCCCCCCTAGGTTTGAAAGTCCAAAAATAAAAGAGCTCCTTGTGAAAGGTTGGTTTAAAAATGATGTGTTTGAAAAGATATTGGATGATACGCGTAGTAGTGTGTTATTTAGATATGTTAGTGATGATGCAACCAGAACTCGTGGGCCTGCTATAGACTGTGTGGTGTACGATGAGGTACAGGATATTCAGCACGACCAGCTTCCTATTATTCAGGAAACTATGGCTATGTCTCCGTATAAAAGAGAGATATTTGCAGGTACACCGTTAGACTCAACCAACACCATACAAAGGATATGGCAAACATCCAATCAGCTAGAATGGATGATGAAGTGCCCTGGTTGCAACCATTGGAATTCACTTACAGAAGGTAATGAGCCTCTCAAGATGATTATGCCTCACGGGTTGAGCTGTAGTAGGTGTAGCAAAAAGCTAGACTCCAGGTTTGGAGAATGGGTTAGTACAAATCCTACAGAAGCTCTACTGACAGGCTATCATCTTGCGCAGCCCATTCTACCACACTTCAATAGTGACCCCAAAGAATGGAAAGAAATTCACGAAAAGGTACATAGTGGTAAGAATGAGTTAAGAGTAGTGATGAATGAGACGTTTGGTTTGACCTATGACATAGGCTCAAAACCGATTACTAGAGAAGAGTTGATAAAGTTGTGTATTTTAGGTAAGCAGTTTACTGGTGATGATGAGAAGCACATGGCTATTTATGCCAAGAATAAGGGTAATTATTGTGTGTATACAATGGGAGTTGATTGGGGTGTTAGTATGGCTCAGTCTAGGACTGTAGCCACTTTGGGCGCTATGCGCAAAGATGGAATATTCGAAGTATTCTTTGCAAAAATATATCGAGGCTTAGACCACGAGGCGCATATCAAGGATATCGCTGCCAGAGCTAACGCTGTGGGAGCTTTTTGTGTATCTGACTCAGGACCTGACCCTATACGAGGTATCAAGCTCTGTGAACTTACAAGCACAGCTAGATCACAGCTAGCAGCCTATCGCAGAACCAAAATGATTCAACATTTTGAGCCTGGTGTGTACGACTGGCGGCAGAACAGATGGGTGCTTCATCGTTCTGATGTCATCAGTTTGGTTATACGTCAACTTAAAGCAGGTAAAATACTTTTTCCTGAATGGGGAGATGTATCTGAGTATATGCAGGACATACTAAACGTCTTTATTGAAGTTAAGGACGGCTTGTATGGACAAGAACTCATGTACGGCCACCACCCCAAACAGCCAGATGACGCACTACACAGTCTGGTATTCTGTGTGTGCGCCGCCTATATGGCTATCGGGGATGCTTCTTTGGCTGGACCCAGCTCATCATCAGCTGACGAATCAGGTACAAGCTACTAACGGAAGCCTACACGCTTCTGCTCAGGCTCCTCGTAACCTGTGTTATCTTCGAAATTGTAGATATCTGCTAGAGACATCTCTTCACGTATTTTAGTCGGGTCGACACCCAAGGATGACGCTAAGGCTTTACTGTCTTTAAGGTTCAGCTTGTTAAACTCGTAACTCATACGTAATCTGCCTTTGCGCAGCAAAGCTTCATCGATCTTTTCTTTAGCTGTATTAAACGTAGCGATGATCGTTATATTTAATGCTTGTCCAATGAATCCGTCGGTAAGATTTAGTATGGTAGAAACGATTGCTGAATTCTCTGCAATGTCTCTAGACACTAAAGCTTTCTCAGCATCTTCCAAAACAAGAACGATATTTTTATTTTCTGTCAGCAAAGGAAGCATTTCAGGAGCTACGAGCTGATTAATCATACTCACAGGGATATAGGCAATTTTTCTTTTTATCTCTCCTGTCAGCAAATGCTTGATGTAAGATGATTTGCCTGTTCCTGGAGGGCCATAGAACAGATAGAGCCCTGACTGCTTGTCGTTGATGCTGGTGACGAGCTCCTCATGAAATTTGGGGAAATCAGCTCCGTAGTTCAAGGACAGGTTTGTATTTAAATCTGGCAGAGGCATCGCATTGAAAGTTAGCTCGCCATAGCTACTAGCCAGCATGTAGATTTTACCTTTCTTCTCAATTTTATGTGGGCGAAGGAGATCAATAATAACCTGAGCCTTTTCGCGTTCACCAAAAACAGCGTACGTTGAAATCTGCATGTCTAGTTTTTGCTTTTCGTGTATAACTGCTTCTCTAAGTGTTGCTAGCTCTCCTCCTGAATAGATATACTGCCCGTCAGAACCGCTTTGACTCAACGATAGGAATATTCCTTCGTACTGGGTACCTGTTTTGCCTGTCCATACCCCTTCCTGGAGCAGCTTGTCATCCACACTCGTCAACTGAGTACAGAGCGCATCAAAGTTTGCGTGTATATCGTCTACGCAAGACACACTAAACGGAGCGGCCCATTTTAATGTGACAGGAATTACTCCATAAATCTTATTATACAATGCATCTAATCTAATCTGACTTACACTGGCTGGCCTACCGAACAAATCGTGTGTTATTGTTGTTGGGTTGTTTAGTGGGTGCATTCTTTTAAATATTCTACAGTTATTTTAATTTTCTCGTTAAAGATCTCCTGCAGGGCCTCGTTCTTTTCATCGTCATTACCTTCTTTCTCCCGCATCAAAGCCTGAGGAAATAGTGTTGGAGGTTTATGCATACCATAATCATAGAATATCTGGCCAGCGTATGTTCGTACCTCTGGAGAAAAATGCAGAGGTTCGCTTCTGATTATGTACGCTTCTGTTAAACCACAAATCAGCTCCTCAGCTTCTAGAGGGTTGAGTTCTTCAAGGCTATCTGGCTGATGGTTTAACAAGTAGTTTAACGTCTCAAACACAACAATATTATTCTCATACATGTCTGTAGTAAGAATTGTTATTGCTGCTTGCAGCTTATCGGACTGTAGATCAGATAGCTCACAATCAAAATCTTCCTGCAACTGCGCTTTAAGTACGGTAGGATCCCACTCATAACACTCGTTACCGTATTTTTTAGTGACTAGCCACAATAGCGCTGTGGCCGGAGCTTTATCGTCTGTAAGTATTTGTTTAGCTGCTTTCATACATAGATACAAAGAACCTCCCTTGGTGCGCATCGTGGAGAGGCGTGGGAGGTGTTGTTTGATTGGTTTGAGTTTGGTTTGAGTTTGGTTTAGCCTTGCACCATTCTGTTTCCTGCTTCAAATTTTTTATTTGCTTCTGTGCGTAAATTCATGGCCCGCACTTGTTGCCTAACCTGATCGGCGCCATCCACGACTACGGCACCCAGAGGACCTACCACTGGGATAGTACCTATGGCTCCACCTATAGCCTTGAGCCGCGCTCCACCCCAATCACCTTCCGCAGCGTAATTACCTGCAGAAGCCAGATCGTCCATAAGGTATCCTCCGGGTATGATTCTTCTTGCTTGCTCCTTGACGAAAGACTTGGCAGCACCTAAAACATTGCCTTGCATAAGTTTGCCTAGAGGGCTGTAATATTTCCCCATGGTTCTTCCCCCCATAAGGCTAAAACCTGCCGGCGTTCTGAGGTTGGGTGGAGCGTTTTCTTCTGGTAATGGCTGATAGCTTGGTGTGCTGTTTCGCTGGGTTGGTGCACCCGCCTGAAAGTCTACAATACCTGCGTGCCCAGTACTGGTAGGCCCAATTGACCTGGGTTGGGTTGCAGGGTTGGCTCTAGTTACGTTAAGCTCAGCGTTTATGGTTGGGTTGCTCCTAGGTGTTATGGTTGGGTTGCTCCTGGGTGTTATGGTTGGGTTGCTCCTAGGTGGCGTGATTGGTGTGATTGGTGCCGCAGCCTGTTTAAGTAAGCGTATAGCTGAGTCGCTATCGATACCGTGCTCCGAGGCCCTTTTTAAGTAGCCTCCCAAAAAAGAATGTTCGTAAGGCGTCATAGTAAATTAGATTACATGGGGCGAAGTCCAGTGATTTCTTCAAGAAGTTTCACATCGCTTCTAGGCATTGTAGGTAGAATTTCTGCAATTTTCTCAGGATCGGCTGGGTCAATTCCGCTGTCACCGAAGGCTTCTTCGTAGTGGTCTTTGCTGATCTTTGTCAGATCAGTCAGCTTGTATTTGTCTCCATGCACTTCCACATAGTTAAGGTCGCTAGCGATCTTTTCAATCTGTTCTGTGAAAATACAGTCTACAGGATCACCGAGGATCTGAGCGATTTTAGGCTTATCATACAAGCCTTCCATGTTCTCGATGTTAAAGCAGACTTCCGCCACTTTTAAGACTTCTTCCACAGAGGTCATATTTTCGAGATCGTTGGCGATCTTATTGTAGCTTTCTTTGTGTTCTTCGCTGGCGAGCTTGGTACTTCTTCTCCAAAGCTCGTGCTTGAGATTGGCTAGGTCAGGGTAATACATGCCTGCATACTTCATCAGCAGGTCAGGCAGTTCATCCACACCGAGGTCTTCTGCAGCTTTTACAAAATTCTCAGCAGAGTCTACCCGCACATTGAATGGAAAGTTGTTGATATTCCTTGTGAAGCTTTCAGCGGAAGAAACTAGGTCTGCTGCAGTTTTAACAGGGTATAGCTGCACAGAAGCCATTCCATCAACATGAAAGTCGACCATGTGCTGCTCTTCGTAATCCGATGCTTGCTTGATGTTCAAGCTACTATTGTAATCCCGGATATCTTCCGTGATTTCAAAAATATCTGCAGCCTTCTCGATAGCTGATTCAAGTTGACTAGAGTAGCTTTCTCCGTATAGTTTGGAGATATCAGCCTTTTTATTTATAAAGTAGGCATTAGATGTATAAACACGCGCAGGAGTATTAATGGGATATATCATCCGATCAGGATCAGCAAAAGCAGCCTTGGGCAACTTGCGTAATTCGCTAGAGTCGTCCACCTCAGCTGTTTTAACATATTCAGGAAGTTCCACATCCCTGAACATACGGTGCATTTCCTTGCCTGAATAGTCTGTACTGGCGTCAAAGTTATAAATACTCATATTTTTCAATTATACTATGTTATTAAACAGCTTCAACAGTAAAATCAATCTACCTAGTGTAGTATCCAAACTCGGAGTTAACACTTCTGAATATGACTTTGTGAGGCTGCCTATTTTTGGTTGGTATGCCCGCTCAAAATCAAATGACTTTGTAGGCAACATATTCGACTTCTTCCATATAAACGACTGGCGCAGGCTGTATGGCACAATTTGCAGAGATTTTAGTGACTGCTTTGATTTTAAGCTACCATACAGTGAGCATGCTGAAAAGAACCTTTTTAAGGATCAAACTAAAATCATGCAATGGCAGTCTGTATGGCTACTCAGTCAGCAAGAAGCTGAGAGTGCACGGGCCAGGTATCAAGACAAGATTGTGTACTTTACAGATATACTGAATGACGCCGGTATGCCTGAGCTTGTCACTAACGGTTTTGGCTACCTTACCGACAAGGTACTCAAAAGCTTTCCTAAGCTAGAGTTGGACAATAAATACAAATATAAGAAGACTGTGGTTATTCCCTCGTTCTGCTCACCCAAGCATATCTGCTCACTAGAGGTGGCCAGGCTGACAGATATCACTCAAAGAGAGACTGTTTTTCTTAATAGCGAGTATGGCTGGTATGGAAAACAGGGCGTGGAAGTTGTCAGAGATATCAGTGAGCTAAAAATAAAGGTAGGCAATACTTGGAACTATAAAAACGATTATTGGAACAAGACCACTATCAAGTTGTCTGAGGCGCTAGGCGCTAGTCAGCTTATCAAGATATGGAGCGAGTCCCGTAACACGACGTTTTCTGAAAAGATAATGGAAAGTATCATCGGTAAGCAGGGGAATGATGATCTTAAGAACCATGTACCTATGCTCAAGTATGCGCAGGTGCAGGAGCTTGAGAAAGTCAGTGGGCAGCCCCTGTTAGAGTACTGGATGAAGAGCCGAGAAGAACAATTCAATGTACACGGCAAAACCTACGTCAAAAAAGATAAATCTTATTTCCTGGTTAAAAAGAATGAAGAAGAGCAACTAACCAACTTCACACTAGATATAAAGGAGATACGTAAAAAAAATGAAGACGAGTTTATTTGGTGCGGAATGATCTACTTTGAAGAGCACGCTGTTCCTTTTGAGATGGAGGACAGATACTTCATGTCCTGTCACCTGTTTACAAAAGGCATACGTAAAATGTTCCTCAATCTAGGGCTAGGTATCCCGTTCATTAACGAGAAGTATGTAAGGCAGCTTATCACCATGATTCAGCTCACCTGCAGCAACATCAAGGTTGTTTCTGACAATAGCTAAAAGAAAGATCGCTGGGTAAACCTTCTCGCCGTGCATGCAAACACAGCGAGAAGGCAACCTTTACCCCAACCCGAAAGGGTCCAGGGTATTTATAGACGCCTGGCCGTCTTAGGGCGCAAATTTCTTTGCACCTCCACCAGTCCTTGCGGACAATTTATACCTACGGACAAAGCCACCGCAATTCCAGTTTTGGTTTCTTGTTTACTGTAGGTATAAAAGTAAAAAGTGTTCTCCTTCGTGGTTAGGCGGGCTGCTGGAGAATACAGCCTATGACACAGGATGCCAACAAACCTGTGCACCAAGACACTCACGACTTGTCTTTTTCTTTGCAAAAACCAACAAAGAAAGGGGGTGGACCCGAGGGGAGTTGAACCCCTGTCTCTAATACTTTTACAATCAATCACTTACAGCTTATCCGGTTGTTATATATTTCCTTCTACGGTAAACGGAAAACCTAGAGAAGAATCAAGTAAGCTTTAACTCTGCCTACTACAGCGAGTGGTCTATATCCCACCATTTTTTACAGGAGCTTGCAGTGTTTTGCAACTGCCCAGTTACCTGAGTCTGGGGTCCGGTACCTGCGAGCAAAGCTCGCTGCGGTTAGGCAGCGAGTGCTTCAGCGTCTTCAAACTCAAAAGAGTTCAAGATCGCGTCTGCTTCTGCAACGCTAGGCGCATACATGTTAGTGTTTGCGTTTAGGGTTTGTCCAGATTTTTAACGAGGCCAACCAGACTTCCTCGGCTGAGACTAATTACAACTATACTAGATCGAAACCAGTACGGGCCCGAAAGCTACAGAATAGTATTTCTATTCAAATTATTATACCATTAAAACAGAGGAATATTCAACTAGGTGCGAAAAACTCCATAGCAAAGAATTATACCAGGAACAGCCAATATAAGCTAGGATGAGAAAAACACAGCGTCGTTAGTTGCTGGTGTCTTGCCTACTGTGTTCGGCTTATTGGGCCACGTCTCTTCCACAGTTGACCTGTTGGGAGAAGTACCAATCTGTGAAACCGACTCAGGGTTAGGTGAAAAGTTGCCATATTCTATATTAAAGCATTGGTTCAACACTACATATTTTCTATCAAACCTACCCTTGCCTTCTCCTACGCGCTCTTGAATAAGGACGGTGATATAGTAGGTGCCGGCAAAGAAAGTGCTTGTAGCTGCTGAGGGAATCCACACCTCATAATAGCCTGCATCTCCAGACATCTTGTATATGCCAGTCTCCAGACGCCCTTCCCACAATACTGTAGCTGCCCTGGGGCTGGTCTTTACAAAGACTTTAACTTCGTAATGTGTGGAATCTACAGGAGCACCGTCATGAAACAGAAAAACATCATAAACGATATCTTCGCCCTGATAGAACATGTCTGGGTTCGTATTGCTTCCCTGCTCAAAGGGTATTCCTGGGATACCGTCCAAAATAATGGTGTAGGGCTCAGGAGGACTGTTCTGCTCTTTCCTGGCACGCATTTGAGACGACTGTAATGCTGCAAGATTGTCTATAGCGGCCTTATAGACACTTTGTGAATCTCCCCCAGCATCCTGGGTAAAAAACTGAGGTATTACATCGTCCTGCATATTATACACAAACTAGAGCCAACCTATTATCTTCTCTTTTATAATAGCACAATTCGTCCAAGTTTAAAACGCTTTTAATCTTTTTAAACTCTTCGTCTGTAAGTGACGATAAAATATTTTCTGCAGTCTGCTTGTTAGCATCAGGTGTAGTGATATTTTGCTTAGCCCCACAATTGCATGATTTTTTGGGCGTACTGCTCATAGGTGCGTCCAGTAAGCTTGAAAACTTTGGCAGGCTGGTCGCCAATTCTGGGTTTTGCTTAAGAAGGATTAGGAACTGATTAACACTAGTCAAAATTAGTTTTTTTTGATTGGGTGGAAGCATAACTTATACTGTTGGGGTTAAATTAACTGGCGCACACAAGTCTGTTGATTGGAAGGATAATCCCACAAACAAAGAGTGTGTATTTGCAGACTCTACATAGTTGTCATCGAACGAGGCTAGCGTCTTTCCTGAAGATATAACTATATTGGATCCCGCATTCAACTTAAAATTTCCTGAAGCATCTGGAGCTATCCCGTTGATGTACGATACCAATTCGTCACAGTCCAGATATCTGGAGGGTATGAACGAGGCGGTACAATTCATCTTTAAACCATAAGAAGTACTGATCTCCAAGTCAATAAGTTCATTGTAAATATTTACTCTAAAGTTATATCCCTCAAGGAAAGTTACATCTCCGCTCAGAACACTCACCATAGGCGCATCCTCCAAAGGGAGCAGCGGCTCTTGCGTTACGTTTTCCTGCTGTTTGCTTATTTTTTCGGGAGAGGCGCTTACGGTATGTACACCTAGCCAAGCATCACTAAACTGAGTAACAGTGGATGGCTCTACAGGTATATTCAGCGAAACCACTTGATCTTGCGTGTAGTTGTTTAAGAAGTCTTTGACTCCTTCTCCAAAGACAGCTAGGCAGCCTTGAGAATTACGCACATACGCTGGGTAGCTCGCAGCATCAGCATGACTTAGACTGAATATGGCTAGTGTCTGCGTGGCTGTACCGAAGGTGACAGTGACTGTGTTGGTTGAATTGCTCGTGGCTGAGAGTAATTTCACTGGCACACTCACCTGTAGGGTGTGTCCGCTAGGGGCTGTTATTTCAGCCATGAGAGGCTCCACGGTCACTAGCTGCAGGTCCAGTAAAAAATTATCTGGTAACGTCCAGGATGAACCGTAAGCGGTTACAGTCTTGTTTGCGCTATCCAATAAAGGGTAGGCTCGTAGCTCATTCTCGTTAAGCCAGTCTAGTACCTGTTCCATAAGTTAAGATATAAGTGTTGGTAGCAAAAAGCTTGTGCTTGGTGTACCCGCCACGAGGTCTACATATAGTGACGCCGCGTTACGTGAAGTTATCTTTATCACGTCGTTTGAGGCTAGATTAATATTATTATTGATAGGTCTCACCAAATTTATCTGCCGCAACCCATTAACTGGAGGACCATCACCACCAGGGGAGCTTGTTGAGATTGCATGACCATAGACAGCATTAAAGGTCAGTGCGTTTAGTTCTGTGGAAACATTATAGAATATTGCTTTGTCCTCTAGGGTTCTGCTTAATTGTACGTCTCCGTAATTTGAGTCTAGTGTGTAGACGGCGTCCTTGGATGGAATGGAGCTCGTGGTGTTGGCTGCAAAGGGAGCATTATAGATTAACTCGCGACCTACATAGTTATCCCACAAAATATTAACCCCCGAACCGAAAGTCACAACACCCATATATCGGCTAGCGTCATCATTATAGAGTCTGAGACTACGATACTCGTCACCAAGCTCGTAGACTTCTTTATAGAGTGTGGCTGGCAGGCTTGCACCATAGTCAAATGTGAGTGTGATGATTATATTGTCAGCGTTAACTTTCACTTTGTTCAGTACTGGAGTAAACCCGTCAAACTGTACGAACTTGGCATCGACCAGAAAGTCTTGAACGTCTAGATCAAATGCGAATGGATAGCTTGTTAGCCCGTTTTCATTTTGCCAGCTTAATGGGTTGTATAATGCCATAGTATATTAGGTTACGCTGTAGTACATTATTACTGTCTCCGCCCCTGCCTGCCCTGCCGAGTTAACTGCCCTTATTTTTATACCGTAGACGCCGCTAGGCACATGCCTGAGGATGATTGGGCTTTTATCTGTCCCTGAGCTTAGAAACGCAGTGAACTCTTCCCCAGGAGGGCTGATAGCATACTCATAGTCAGTGATAGTGTGCGCACCATCATTCACAGGAGGAACAAAAGAAATGACTAGCTCTCCGGGTGCAGGAGCTCCGGCGTTTGTCGAAGGTAAAACTGTAGGTACTGAAGGTGCCGTGAGCCGCCAATAAGCATAATACTCACTTTTTACAAATTGCGGCCAGTAATAAAACTCAGGTTTTTCTGTGGTATTAAAGTTGCCTGATAGTCTTGGAGGTATTGCGTAAGGGTAGCTACTCAACTCCTGGGTGGTTAGAAGCTCAGGTTTGCTATAGTACAGGTCCTGTGTTCCTGTGGAAGCTACGGTAAACCCTCGAATATCTTGAGGCGGAATCAATTTATGTTTCTGCGTACACAAGCTAGCCAAGGATATCCCCTCAGTAGCTAGCGCTACCACTCCGGCTTGCCCAGGTATGCCGTAAAACACTACAGGTTTTACCCCCACTAAATATATGTTTGCATCATTTGCGTCATGGGCGTCTTCTGCGCTAGATGACGGATATACGCCATTGATATTAGTGATGGTGGGTGTGCTGCAATTACTCAGATACGTGGACTTATCTACCAGGTTTTTAACTGCAGACGGAGTCAAAGCGTAAAGACGCGTACTACCTATTTGCGTTGTTTTTGCTACATTTGTAAGTATTCCAAAGTTTACTCGCCCTCTCAGCTCGCTACCTTTCTTGTCACGTATGCTTGTTACGGCAGGATGGGTATAGCAAAATATTGTAGACTCTTCAAACTCTGTACTTTCTTTAGGGAAGTTGAGTACCCTACTCACTGAACTCAGCGATTCTAGTGTGCCTAGTGTTAGACTGCCTGACACAAAACGTATGAAGGGTGTGAGCTGCAGTGTGCTGTATGCTGTGGCCGCCTTGGTAGCAAAAATACCAACGACCTGATCATCCTGTTGAGGGTCTGAGGATATAGTAGCTACAGCTATTCTAAGTACTGGAGCACTATAAAATATCTGCTTTATATACAGTCTGTGTTTTCCTAGCTGCGAGGTTAACGAGCAGTCTACTATCAACTCATCAGAGAGTAAGTATCCGTCGTCAGATAGTGATGCTGCCCCCTGCTTAAAGGGATACTTCCTAAACTGATTTTTATTTAATCTTTGAAGACTGAGGATACTCATTATATTATTGCGCTACTACACGCTAAAATAGCCTACTAAGTTTTGTACACCCATTACAAGCCCTTTTGAAAGGTAGAAATCTGTATAGTATTGTAGAGAGCTGCTCGCAGTTACTCCGTAAACAGTCATAGATGTGTTGGGTCCCCAAACACTATAGTAGTCGTTGAAATTCTCTGTGTCTGTCTTGTCTACAAAGCTGATAGGGGTGTACTGGTTGAGTGCGGCGCCGTCCCACGTCCAGAATTTAGGTCTGTCGCCAGGTAAATCAAGTTTGTAGAGCGAAGAGGCCCCGTACAAATAGTCATACTTATCGTATGACATGTCAGGACCAGGTATATTTATGCGCTTCGTGAGCGCTGGTCCCTCGTCACAGGTGGCAACCATTATAAACTCAGGTGACGCCGGATCATTCCATAACCAAATGTACTCGTTACGACAACGTATATTGGTTGGGCGGCGCAGCAATTGGACAATACCTACTTTGTTAATATCCGAATTAACGTTGTGTATGGATAGTACGTGGTCGTCATGGTCCGGGACTGACTGTTTGGTTGGTCCCCAGGAACACCAAGGGTCAAGTGGATACTTATCACAACCACCCAGAACCATTGTGTAATTGGGGTCCATCATGTTCCCTCTTGAAGCTTGCATATAACTATAACGACCTATCTTATAAGTATAAAGAGGTACGTTATACCTCGCGTACGGACTACTCAGATTAATGCCGCTTGCAATTGATGAGTGATACGTTAACAATCCGTAAGTGGTAGGCCCTGACAAGTAACCCACGGAGTACGATGTGGCTGTAGCGAGAGCTAGTCTAAGCTCAATACTTATGCTTGAATAATTATCGGCATTTGCTATCGGGATGGTATAGCTGTCTACTGCAGTAGCTGTGACAACATACTTTTTAGCGTTGTCTGTAGCATTTCTGTCCCATTCGGGGCTGCTGGGCGATCTAAACTCATTTCTGTAGTTTTCTATTGCTGGCCACGGTACAAACGACAGGTCAGCTTCAGCTGAAACAGAGTGTGTGCCTGCTTTATCCCAAAAGTGCAACCTATAATAATACTTGGAGTTATAAGAGTCCCAGTCGGGGCTTTCTTTGAAAAAATTCATGTTGAGCCGGGACAGCTGGAATTTAATACTTGCTCTGTCATCCCCTAGGCCTAGTGCTCGCACAAATGGCGGTGCAGGTATTGGCGGAGCAAGCAATTTGATGGCGCTAGTCGCAGTTATGGTTCTTCCAACATATGTAATCTGTCCGTTATATATCTGCCCTCCATACATCGTCCTTATCTCCTTGGATGGAAGAATGCCTGGAGTACGGTGCGCCTTATAAGATGCTGCGTATACCTCACGGTAAGAACGATTACTTAATACTGTCTCAGGTTGTAATTGCGCTTTGGTGAACACGCCTGTAGATATTTCCCCAAAAAGATATAGTGTTATATCCTCCCCAGACTCATAAACTCCAGGCAATACGTAATTGTTGAGGTTAGTTGCAACTACCGTTGTAAAACTACCTGCTGGTGCCTTAGCGTTTACTATTTTTACTTTTGTACCTGCAGGGTCATTCACAGCCAGCCATATAGCGGTATCCTCGTAATATGTAATATGTAAGTTTACAGTGATTGTCATTTTACACCCTTGCGGATGGTAAATAAACGATGGGCTGCCTGCTGATGTAACACCTGCACTTACGGCAACGATAGTGGCCTCGCAAAGCGGTATTGCGTTAGGGTTTTTGATATAAGCTGCCTGAGAATTTCCTACTGAGCTGGTCGTGTACACCTTATATATGCTCGGGAACGCATAACCTAGAGTTGAGTCTACCTCTAGCCTGTTAGGCTGCAGATAATCGTAATCGCTTCTGTCTGCGTATTTTCTCACAAGGTAAGTCGTGGTTACCGGCGGAGACACGCTATTATCGGTTTTCGTCGCAGTGTCTATCGAAAAAGTGTAATCCGAATACACGAAGGTATAGCTGTAGCGCAATTCATAAGTATCGGTGTTTAAAAGCGAAGGCACATACGTGGAGGGTCCGGTGCCCCCAGTTATATAGTTTATTTGTATACTGCAACCGGCGTCAATCGTTAGAGCTCCCTTTGACCCAGGCAAAGAGACATACCCCTCTATCACATGGCTGTAGTCTTCGCCTTCGCCTATAGCGTAACCTGTCTTACCCACCACTTCTCCCTTTTTCCATACTCCCCATCCAGTATCTTTGGCTCCATTGTCGAGGCCTGGAATTATGCTTATGTGTGCGGGGCTATTTGTGAAACTGTCGAACGCCGGATTATTGGTGAATGATAGGCTTGGTGCGCTGGGAGGAAGAGGTATCCTTACGTTGTTAAATGATGGTGTATGTGTGAAGTCGCCTCCGCTAGCAAGCAAGTCTATTTTATGATTAGTGTGATCAGAAGTAGGCAAATTAATCACACCAACTAGCTTAAATAACTCTGCTCCTGGAGGATTGGCTCCTACGCTGGCCGGTTTATTTACAGTAGGCAGATTACTGACGAGAGTTATCGAGCTGTCTTGAGTTAACGGTAAAAATGGTCCGTTATCTATGCTGTAGCTTCTAGATGAAATTTGCGTAATCAGCGCGGCTTCCTCGTTATATGAAAAATATTTGTAAGAGTAGGCATACACACCAAGCTTGCCAGGTGCGACAGGAATTATACGGTAGCTCTCTATTGCAAGAGAGCGTAGAGCTAAAGGACTCTTTGGTGATGCTGCAGACTTGCCTACTGAGTTATAGGCTTGAATACTCACTCCAGCTGTTTTTGAATTATTATATAGCCCGTGGGACCCTGCGTCATCGAAGGGTAAGACATATACTGTTTGATTTGGGTCAGTTATATTTACATCGAAACCAGGGAAGTTAATAGTGTACCCGGTAGCTCCCCGTACTTTGCTCCAGGATACAGTTAGTATACTTACAAAACTTCCTGGCAAACCGTACCATTTCCACTCATCAAAAACGTTTACTGGTCCTGGGTTACCTGGAGCGTATGTGAGTGTCGGGGCTGTTGGTTGGGCTGGGATTACTGATAGCATTATGCTTTTAACGCCAGACGATAATGACCCTGTAGTATTTTCTGCAAAAACCTGTATGTCGTAGTTTCCAGAGTAGAATGGTTCTCCGTTATTGTCTTTTATAACACAGGATAAAGAGGTAACAGGACTACCCTCGTACGAGGACGGTATCATGAATCTGTTCGGGGCGCTGTCGCTGGGTGTTATGTAGACACCATATGGCTTCGCTATGGTCTGTATAGAGACTGCGCTAGCATGATTTGCGAGACTTTGCGGAGGGCCGCCATTAATTGTGTAGTAGTGTAGTGCTGGGGTGTTTCCGCCAGCGGAACTAGGAGGAACCAAGCGTAAGACTACCCCTATAAACCCCCATACATTATTCTGCCAGTCAATCCACCCATCTAGCTGGTACACAGACCCTCTCCACCAGGTGGTGTCAAAAAATTGTGTAGCTAAATTTCCGTAGGGCCTTACTGCATTAGATATTACTGAGCGCCCTGAAGTGTGGTCAATAAATGGGTACTCGGCTGTGGGGTTACCTGCTGTAGCTAGCTGTACAGTCACCACGTAATCTTCGCTCTCGGATAGCTGTGTAGAGTTATCATAAACCGGGAAAGCTGGATTGACGCTGTATATAAACGCTCGTGTAGTGATGGGTGCGCCAGAATACGTAGCGTCAGCCACAACAGCGCTCGGACCAAACCCGTGAGCGTCTCCGTCGTAACTAAATGGGTACTCTGAATTGCTGTATGTGCCAGGGGCGTAGCTAGCGCGATAAACTTTATAATTGATTGCGAGATTGCCTGCCCCTCCATCACTCCCAGGGCCACTAAGTGTGAGGCATAGTGCGCCATGTCCTGCAGGAGTAGCGCATCTAGCTATTATGGGTACGGTGGATGGAGGGTTAACTACATATTTAAATTTCCTTAAAGGTAGCCCGTGATCTGGTAATGGTCTGGAATATTTTGGGTCATTGAGATTAAATGCGTATGTCCAGTCTCCCCAGCCATTTAAGCTATTTTCAGCTCTGCAATAAGTCTGTAGGTTAGAACCTGCAGGGGGTAGCGCTGCCGTGAAATCCAAATATTTATCGTGTCCTCCTGCCGCAGGAGGTATTACGCTGCTAGCAGGAAAGGTTTGCACATACTCATCAAATGTTTGTGAGGAGTAATTTACCAGCTTGACAGCATAATTGATTACTGAGGATCCTCCTGAAGAGAGGGCGGTCCCTATAGTTCCAGGTTCAAATGGGATGCGGATGCCGTCACTGCCTACAGAAATCGGTAGTGTTTGTGCGGATAGTTGCGGCGGAACAGGCTTACTGTTGGCTGTTATGGCTGCGGCGGATGCTGTGGCTGTAGGTCCGGACCCAGAAAGATTGGTAGCTCTGGCTTTTATGGCGTAGGTTTTCCCTGCCACTAGTGAACCAGAAGCAGGAAATTTAAAGCTTACATGTTTTGCAGTATACTCACCTGCCTGCAAACTTGTAAGGAATACGTAGCCCTGCTCAATAAATATGTTATCTTCAGTCAGCCAACCAGTATTAAAATCTTCAAAACTGAATGCTATTGCAGAGTCATCACTAGAGTTGTAGGTTATATCGACTTGCAGAGCCCCTGGTAGCGGTGTGAGTAAGAGTGTTGGTGCTCCAGGTAGCGGTTCTTTGGGTGTTGCATATAGGGTTGGACCTACTGAGCTTTGACCATACTTATTGGTCATGTAAACATTCACAGAATAGTTTATGGTGTTATTCCAAAGTGGATCGCTAGTGTAATTGATGTCGAATAACCCATCAACATGTAAAAGGTCGTCAGGTACTCTTATACGGTTTGCAGCTATGGCTGAAGGTTTCACAGGTCGGGGCCCCCAGTCGTCGACTTCTACATAATAATTAAGTACAGGAATCAGAGAATCTGTGGGATTTGGAGCTATACACAAATCAAAGTTATGGTCACCTTCCGCGCAGACCCTGTATACTGGAGGCTGAGGTGGTGCGTGCATCTCTACAGTAATAGCCTTTGGTGTGGCTGGACCATCCCCAGCTGCTGTACTTGCTCTAAATTTAAGCAGAATCACCCCTAGCGGTAACCCGCTAACGGTGAAGGTCCGCTGTGTGCTTTGGGCCACGTAGGCTCCGCCGTTAATAGACATCTTGTATGTTACTCCCACTCCTGTTGGGTGAGATGCTGGGGGAGCGACTGTAACAGTTATCGTTCCTGCCCCAGTGACCTCTGCTGTCACACTAGGTAGTGACGTCGGTAGGGTGTCCTGTGCCCTTACCACTAAAGCTAGCGGCTTCCCTTTACCTTCAGCGCATTCTGCCACAATGTCTATAGGGTAGTCCACAGCTTCAGCTAGGTTGATTAACACAACTGGTGCTGTGGCGGAAATAATTCTTGTGTATGTGTCTCCTCCGTTCCTGGTGTAATAATACCCTGTTACTGGCGAACTTCTGGATGTAGCATCGCGGTTAAAAGAAATCGTTACCTTCTTAATCCCGCGTAATATAGATATAAGTGATGGGGCACCTGGGAGCTCCTTAGCAGTAAATGTCAGGCTTTCGGAGGCGGGGCTCACAAACCCATACTCGTTCACAGCTTTTAGTTGAATTGTGTACTGCTCACCTATAGTGAGCGCGTAAAGATAGGTACCTATTCTGAAATGCATTAATGGGTTACCAGCAAGCAAGGCACCTATAAAAGTGTTCACATAGTTGATACTCTCTCCTTCGAAGACGCTCGTTATACCTACCACATCGTTGCGTACAGAAACCCAGTCATCAGATATGGGGGGATTGTACGGGTTGGTACTGGTCAGTAGCATTTCAAAGTCTATTAAACGTCCTCCTCCGTCGTTCAGAGGTTTATGTAGCTGTATCATTGGTCGGCTACCGTTCGGAGCTATCGATACTCCTGGAGCTATGAAGTCTTCCCAATCCCAGTTAGCTAGGTCTGTGGGTGTGATATATGGTGCTGTTGGCGCACCTATCACTTTGGTGGTTAATTGCGCTGAAGTGGCGGAACGCCCTCCAGGGTTGACTGCCCGTAATACAACACTATATGTGACACCGTTTGTTAAACCGGATAGTGTTAATGGGCTAGCTGTGCTATTTATCCTTAGGAATTCTGTGGGTGCGGTTCCGTCTGTGGTGTATGCCCACTCATAATACGTAGGAGCCTCGAGAGCTAACCCTCCTGGAGGTAACATAAAGTAGGCTTTTAGCGAAGATTCTGCACTCAGTAAGTTAGGCATTACCACATCTCGTGGAGGGCGTATGGTTCTGCAGGTGTAGGGAGCTGTTGCAAGACCGAATCCGTGGAGGCTGTTCGCTGCCTTCAATCTTACGTTATATAGGGTATCTCCGTTCAGACCTGTCACGGAGATATGCCACCCAGGAAAACCTGACGCACTCCAATGCAGTCCTGAAGACACGTATACAGGTGTAGCGTCACCTATCGAGACAGCGTATTGTACGTCTGAAATGTTTGTTTCTCCACTACTTATGCCGTCGCCATCTAGGAATGCGAAGAATATGTCTAATGCCCCTGTATCAGCTACATAATTGTTGCCTCCTGCACCGTCGGGTTGTGCATAACCTTGCACATAATTTATTGTTGGTGCTGCAGGAGCGCCTACAGGAGTAGCTGTAGCCACTAGGGACTCGTCACCATCGCTTACAGCTCCTACCGCTTTAAGCTTTACGGCGTATTTTATACCATTGCTTAGGTTACTGACGACTATAGGGCTAGCTATCGAATTAACTAGCACGTACTCAGCGGACAAAGGGGGCGTGTCAGTATACGCAGAAAATCTATATATTATATATTTGTATGCCGTGATAGCTGCTGCCGCACTATTTGCTGGCGGTGTGAAATTGATGCTTACACTTTCCGGTGTGGCCTCTACCGACGTAATGGTTGGTGCGGTTGGTTTAGCTAATAGTCCGCCAGTTACAGCTGATGATGCGAGGCCGGCACCCTTAGAATTAATTGCTCTAATACGTATCGGATACGCTGTACCTCTAGTTAATCCTGAGGAAATAACTATAGGTGATGCTGTTGATGGTGGGGAAACGTTGGTGTAACTAGCTCCATCATTAATGCTGTAAGCATAATTTGTAACAGCATTAATTCCTTCCGTATCGGGAGGTGTGAAATTCACCGCAACAGATGATAACGCTGGGGTAATGCTAGTTATTGTGGGCTCTTGCGGTACACTCCCATAGCCTACAGATACAGCAGCTGATTCTTGTCCTCTGCCTAGCGCGTTGATAGCTGCCACCCGGACAACATACGTGGTTCCATAGGTTAAATTAGATACGACTATGGGTATTGTTGTAGTTGGTGGGTAGAGCGTCACATACGTCGCTCCGTCATCTAAACTAAAAGCGTAATTTATTACTGGGCTGCCGTTGTTGTTTTCAGGTGGGGAAAAGTTGAGTGTTAGTGTTGAGACTGTAGGTGTGACTGTCAGTCGCAATGGTGCGCTAGGAGTTCCTGCAGGTGCGGCAGACACTGAGGCGGAGGGCTCGCTCTCTCCATTCACATTAACAGCTTTGAGTTTTATACTATATGTTACTCCTGAGGCCAAGGGAGTCACACCGTCAGCTAATGTGGATACATATATAGGAGTGTCTATTTTACCTGCATAAACATAGACTCCATTATTTATAGAATATTTGTAGTTTGTTATGCTGGACCCTCCGTTATTCGTTGGTGGAATAAAACGAACGATGAGCTTTTCTCTAGCACTATCTACAGAGGTGATTGTGGGCGCGGTAGGTACAGATGCAGGCGTAGCAAAAACTGCTGAAGATTGCGGGCCCGAACCTACACCATTAACTGCACGTAATCTTACTTTGTATGTGACCCCATTAATTAAATCTGATAAGTCTGCAGGTGATTGTGTGATGTCAATACCGTCCACGTAGTCTGTTACTGTCTCACTCCATGCGGTGCCGCCATCTACGCTATATTGATAGCCTACTATAGTGTCTCCTCCGTCGCTAGCTGGTGGTGTGAATGCCACAGTTAACTTCTCACTGTACGGGAGAATGCTGGTTATTTTGGGGGAATCTGGTGCGCTAGAGTATTTTCCTACAAAATTGACGTCAGTCAAATTTGCTGTATCTGTGGTGAGTATTATATTTTGAGGTGTGAAGGCATATCTCGTAGACGATGGTGTCAGCAGCACAGAGCTGTGTTGATAGACAAATATAGAATAAAAGCCAAAAATGTCTGTCGTAGCTGTGTGTCCTTTACCATCAGTCAGCACTATGTCTGCCAGCGGAGCATTGTCTGTGTCCGCTATTGTACCACTAGCTAGCACTAAGGGTCCTTCTGTCTTAAAGTTTGCGGCAGCTACGGAAGCATTGGATATAACTACTGCTTTAAACCTCGGGGTTATACTATAACCTGCCTTATGGGCGACAAGGTTGTATACCCCTTTTCCGAAGCCGTTAAAAATAAAGTTGCCCTGATCATCTGTCGTGGTCTTGTATATGCTTCCATTCACGTCGATAGTTACACCTGCGGTAGGGAAGCCTGTTGCCTGGTCGGTTATTTGTCCTGCCAAGGAATACACGTTTTCCAATACTTGAACTATAATGGTTAGCGTGTCATAACCGTGATGCAGCGTCGTTGCGACGATTTTTACAGTATATGTTCCTAGCGTTGTACCTGTCCCACTAAGCACGTTATCAACTAAAGATAATCCTGCTGGTAAAGCCGTAGCGGAAAAACTGATGGTGTCTCCAGCCTCCACGTCACACACGACAATTGCGAGAGAGCTGCTGGCTGTAGTGAGAAACGAGGTTGTGCTATTGATTTCTGGGGACAATATACTGACAGGTACAGCTACAACGCAATTAACCGGAGAAGATACACCTACAGTATTAACAGCAGTTAGTGTGACTGCGTAATTTTTTGCTAAACTTTCCGCAGGTACCGTACCTATTATCTCTCCTGTTGCTGTAATAGATAACCCGTCTGGCAACCCTTCTGCGTTAAAGTCAGCCGGTGAGTTTAACGCAGCTACCTTAAACAAAGGAGTATCTTGGGTGTAAACTCTGTCCTTCACCAGATACAGTACTCTGGAATCATTTATGTTGTTTATGGTTGGTACTCCTGGGCGGTACGCAACTAGAGATATTGCTTTAGAGTCACTTCCTGCAGGGTTTGTCGCAGTTATAACTACAGGGTAGCTGCGTAGGTTTACTCCGAAAGGCAGCAATACGCCTCCGTACAATTTTCCAGAATATAGGTCGAGAGTAATCCCGGGTGGTAGGCCAGCAGCATTGTAGCTGTTTCTGGAAAAGTCTGTTAATCCTGGGGCATAATTATCTGTGTCTCCGTAACCTTGTGAGGCTACAACCGTTAGGCTAGGTTCTGCAAGGGTGGATGCTTCTGACGAGTTGATGTTTAACTCTAACCCGTCTGTCGGATAACTTATAGCTGGAGCAAAATACGCTGTGTAATTTAACGTAAAGTTCAAAACAGCAGACTCGCCATAGCTATTGATGGCGCGGATACCTAGACTAACCAGCATGTCTGCTGTTTCAGTTATCTTACCTGTTATTTGTCCTGTGGCTGGAGAAAAAGTTAGCCCTCTAGGCAGAGTACCAGTTAGAGCGTACCCTCGTATCGGAGGATTTGTGGTCAGTAAGGAGTACAGTGCGTATTGCTCAGAAAAAGTTGTGAAGTTATCCACACCAAATAAATTATCTTCGGGAGGGGAGATGAAAGATATTTCAGGAGCATCCTCCGAGGCCACGACTAGATTAATAGTTTGTGGATTAGTCGCGTTTCCTGCTGGGTTTGTGGCACCAAAGATTAACTGCAGTGTTTGTCCTGCAGAAAAATTCTCTAACGAACCGTAAAGCTGTCCAGTTTTCTCGTCAAAATGCAGCCCATTAGGTAACCCTCCTGCAACCTCTATGCTATAAGTAAAAGAACTAGCGTCTTCTGGGAAGTCACTGGACAAGCTATTCATGTTTGTTGCAACCACATCTAGAATAGGATTATCCTGGGTGTAGGTCGCATTACTAACCACCTGTAGCGGAGAACCTAGAGTATACTTTGAACCTAGCGGAGACGTGATGACAGGTTTCGCTACATAGTCTAGCGTCAGTTGCGCTACGGCGCCAGGTATTGTTCCTCCCTGGCTACACACATACATAGAGTAGCGTTTGCTTGTGTCAGGATAAACTCCAAAGGCACTTGCAGTGAAGCTGATGTCGTGCGCTGTGTAGTTCGGTGTGAAAACCAACCAGCTTGGTATGTCTCCCTGTAGCTGTGTCGAGGTTATTTGAGAGTCTAACGTTACAGTTTGACTAAAAGCTGCTCCCAGTGTCTCTGTCTGTCTAAATATTAATCCTGAAGCTATGACGGTGCCGGGGCATTCTGCTGCATCTATATTAAGCAGGTTAAACACATCCCCTATCTGTGTGCTTACCTCTCCCTCAACCAGCAATACAGAAATGTCTACACTCCCTCCTTTTTCTCCACAACCTATATAATACACACTTTCAATAAAAGCGTACTCTCTGCAGCCGAGGTGTACTAGTGGAGAGTCTACTTCAGTTATTCCTGAAGTCTTCCTTATCTTGTAGTGCCCCTGATGCGTTAATTTTGTGGGCGAAAACAACGCACGTATATCTACCGTTTGCGGAGAGGGATTAAATATAGCTATGACAACAGAAAGGTAAGTAACATACTTGCCCAGAGAGTTGTACGACTCGGAAGTGGTGTACTTTACTTTAAAGTATGGCTGGGTATATGCTGCCGCATCCAGATTATAGCCTGAAGCTGCGCAATTCATGTTACTGATTACGCCGGTATCCTCTACCTTAAACCAGAGTGTTCCTTCACTAGCTGTAGGCGGAATATCCAGCCTTACACGGTTATCATCAAAAACCTCCAGTATGGTATAGCTTCTTATTGTAAGGGGATCGTAGTATATCTTAAGCGTGCGCCCTTCATGATAATACTTGGTGAATGTGCTTCCACAAACTATGTATCCAGCTGCCGCAGGATCACTGCAGCGAATAAATGGATTTTTTTCCTGGTTGTGTGTTTCTTCGCAAAAAGCAAGGACATTGAATACTGATGGGTCTTGCTCGTCAGGCTCGCCTCTACCTCTGGTCTCAACGCCGCGTGTAGCGATACTACTTAATTCCTTAACACCATCAGTCACCCTATTTAAATAATGAGCAAAAGCGTTCATGCTCTCTGGAGGGCATTTTGGGCTGCAAAAATTTTCTATAAATAACGTGTTACCTACGAGCACAGGAGCGTCAAGCAGAGGAACTGTAGGATCTGTTGCCTGGTGCGTCAGAACATCGAAGAGAGGCTTGTCTACTCTGTTGGTGCTGAACGAGCGGTACTTGTAAAGATACCCGCTAGTAATGTTACTGCCGTAGACGGTTGCGTCGTTTGATGTGAGCGTATTGAGTGCATAGCAGCCTGAGGTCTTTAAAAAAAGCGCTCCACTAGTGTTTGGTGTTACAGTGGCTACACTATAGACATCTGTGATTTTATCTCCTGGCTTGTAACATGGGTCGTAAAGCCCTGCACCTATCCCTGGAAAAACATCTAATATCCCGGCCTGTGTGTTAGTTTGATAAAAATCAGTATTGTGGTTAGTTTTAACCGAAGGTACTTCTGGGAAAGAATAATCTTTAATCACAGAGAGCTCTGGAGAATAGGCCTGGAAAATAAGATGGTCTATCCTTGGCGAAGACATGACGATCGCTGCGGAAGCTAGCTCAGCTTCTCCTGCTATGTATGTCTGTGTGAAAGGGGGTTTGCTTACTAGTCCTGGGCCAAAAACTATTTTAACACTGAAAAACGGGGTAGAGACTCCGGCAAAGCTTTTAGCGAGGTTATTGCGGTGATCTACTAGCTCAGATGCAGCTATGTTTACAGGAATAAAAATTACATCACCTGTCTCAAAATTATTGAACCAGACGTTAAGCTCTCCCTGACCAGTTTTCTCTATCTTTGATATGTATACGCTGCGTATCTCCGGAGTGATAGATACAAACAGAATATCATAAAACCAATCGTCCTGAATAGGGTTGGGATTATTGGAGTATATAGCCTTCCACGTTTTAAACGGATACGCGGTCAGACTATTCTGCGTTAAATACTCCAAAGCTAACATATTGACCTATTGTAGCAACTACGCAGGGCATGCGCAATTGGAGTTTATTGTAGATAAATAATTATTTAGCTGGCTGTTGACACTGTTATAATTATCTTTTAAATTTAAAAAGTTATTTTCTAGTGAGGTTAATCGCGCTGTCAGGGCCTCCAAGTCGTTGCATCCAGAACAGGGGGTACAGCATGTGTCTTCTAAATTCAATGTGTAGGCTTCTGTACTTGATACCTGCAAACAACTGATGCCTAGCAAGCCTATGTCTCCAGACGCTGGGTCTGGAACAACACCATTGATACTCTTGACGCAATTCGTCACTGCACAAATTTTGCTTAAGCCTAGGTTATCTCCAGCATCAAATAAGACATTATCCCCAGCGTAAGAAAATCTTAAGTTGTTCCTGGAGGTGAGTCGCACATTCCCTGATAGTGTACGTATACCGTGAGCTGAGTCCTCGAAAGCTATACGATCTATTCCTTGCAGCCCTGGAACTATGGTCCTAGGCTCGAATTCTGTGGCTGCCAGATTAAACTGAAATGTTCCTGCAGGCTGATAGGCTAGATCTTGGAATTTGCCTATGGTGATTTTACCGTTTGTTCCGGTGTAGTTATCTGTAACACTCAAATAATAGTCTGAGTCCTCAATATGGTCTGCTTGGGTTATCTCAAAAGTACCTACAGTAACACCGTGGGTATCACTAATCTCTATAGTTAGAGATGTAATCTTATTAAAGATTTTAGATATAAAAAACCTATCTGTTACGTTTGAGGATGCGCATAGGGTGAAGTCTACTATGAATGTGTCAGGTATACTGAAGTTATTGTCGGTGCTTGTGACACTGGCTCCCTCTCTGATCGGATATCTCCGGAGAGCATTCAAAGACAACCAATCTAGACTATCTATCCATGGCATATATTTATAGCGTTATGTTGTCATTTCCCAATAGGTGGCCAATAAGCCTATATTTCCAGCATAGCTATTATTCAGGTTGGCTGTACCTACGCGCAGTATTTTAAAATTAACAACGCAGTCTGCACTTATAAACTCTGCAGGTATTGATAGCATTGGGTGAGTTAATTTTATAGCTGTGTACCCAGCGTATGTTGCCCCGGAGGGTTGTAGCGCAAATTCTACAGGGTTAACTGCCGGGGTACGTTTTGTTAAATCAACCAGGTTATAATTCGTAGGCAGCTCCCCGTTAACGGCAGATACTGCAGAGTATTGAAATTGGAATGCTACATTTCTTCGCGCTGTTGCATTATCCAAGGAACTGTCACCAAATAAATGAAATACTATATTCATCTTTTTGTTGTTCGCGTAACCTCTAGGTAAAACAATTTTACCTATGATCCCGTAAGGGGTCGCTGAAGGTGCAGGCAGCTTAATGAATGACGTTAATTCTCTAAACTCTAGTCTGGCGTTGATAGGCTCGATCGAGTCTAGCTGACCTGTTAGTCCCTGAGACAAGTAACCGATTTCCCATACTCCAGGGTTGTCCTGCTGCTCAGTTGCAGAAATGCCTCCTACCCCCAGAACTTTCGCAACCACAGGAGTGACCACGGCTTTAAATGCACCATCAGGCTTAGAATAGGTTAGCGCAGCTATGGCCCTGTTAGCTGTATATGTTGAGGTGAGCTCTGCAGGATACTCAAAAGGTATAGCTGTGTAGCCAGACGCAATGAACTGCGGATCAACATCTACAAAGACATCTCCAGTATGTCCTGGCGTGTAGGTGGACCCATCTATGTTATAAAATTTTATAAAGTTTGCTGCTCGGTTACTCTGCAGGTTAAGTGCAGACAATGAGCTCACTAACTGCGTCCTTAACGCTGGATTGAATTTTGCAAAAGAGGCGAATATACGCTTACGACTCCCAGCTGTCGTGGTGGGTTTGATTGTTGTTCTCCAGGAGTCCAATGCTGCGGGAGAAGCGGGGTCGTGAGGATAGTCTGGTGACCAGGGCTGTTCTCCGTCAGCGTCCGCGTGCCACCATAAGCCATACTCATTGAGTGAGTAGGTACCGGTACCGTCGTAAACGTCATTGTATCTAACTAGCGCACCATTGAGATACAGCTGAATGAAGTTTGCCGGCACTGGAGGCAGGTATTTCCTTAGCTCATTAGCTTCATCAAGCTCAAAATTTACTCGACGAGCCGCTGCTCCAGGGACAGGTACAAGAGTATAGTCTAGTCCTGTGTCCTCCACCAAGATAGATGGGTTTGGAATATTATAATAAAATACTGCTCCTGCGGGTGCGGCTACACCTGCGTCAGCAGCCTGTATCCACCCTAGTCTTACAGTATGGTTGTAAACACTCAATGTCGCGGTGTCTCCTATGGAAAACGATGTGGACCCTGTAAGGTCCAGCTTGACTAGATTGTCGTCAGCAAGATCTAGATTCAGTATATTTCCAGAAGATAACGGGACAGCTGTTCTCAGGCTAAACGCGCTTGCGGCAGACTGTACTGAAAATCTTACATCAGCTAATGTGCCTCCCGTAGTGACTGTAGCTGTGTATGTGTCTTTATCTATTCTGACGCGAGAATCTGTAGCCGGATGACCAACGTACCTGGTGGTGATGTTAGAGGCTGTTACAGTTTGCGAAGAAGAGACGGGGCTAGCGTCTCCAGCCAGGTACTTTTGAGACGATATTGTCCAAGTACCGTCAGATAACCTAGGGTAGCCTGCCACACGATCAAGAATATGATAGCGGTAATTTATAAAAAACTGCGAGAATTCATCTACGTTAGTGTGTAGCAAAAATTGTCTCTTACTTATAGCGTACCCAACATAAACAGGTATTCCTGAAGGGTCTTTGGTAATCTTTCCAGGAGACTTATTTGAGAGATAGTACGGACCTACCTCAAAAGTCTCGGCTTGGTTTGCTGAGTTTTTTTGTAGCAGCCCTCGGATCGGGTCGTCTATGTTTACTGACAGCTCGCATAAGCCTTCAGTATACACGTCTGCTGTCATGGTCTGCGTATATATTCTTTTCAACAACCCGAACGTGTAGTTTGAGTTGTTTGGTGTGAACATCGAAGATGTGGTGCTGGATGAAAACCCTGTGACACCTCTTGCCAGCCCCACGCCATCTGTGTCGCTTTTAAAATACACCAGATTTAATTCATCACTAACAAGCGCCTCTTTTGGATGTATGGGCTGGTTGAAGCTGGTCAGGACAGATTTGCCTAAGAGCTCTTCAAATTTCTCATATAGATGCTGCTCACGTTGAGTCAGCTGCTCGATAGGTACATTAACGGTAGCCTGCTCAACAGTTTCACCATCTCTTATTTTTCTAACCGTAGGTAGCCAAGGAGTGATACTCATAACATTATGCGGATGGCACTAAAATTCTAACTCCCCAAGTAATGGTGAAATTATAGTTCGAGTTATACAACACAGGATTAAAGTTAGTTCTAGAAAACACCGTGTCTTTGCCTGGGTTGGCTAAGTCCGGCACTGAGACCAGCGCTACCTCGTAGATTTGGCTGCTCTCATTGAAATCTGCTCCTCCTGCTTTGGTGGCTGTGGTGACCATTGTGGAAAAAAGCACCGTGTTCTCGCTGTTCTCGTAGCCTGCAGAATACAGATAGTTGGGATTAAAGGTTAGAGGTTCTCTCAAATAACCAAAGTCCCCGACGTAATTAATGAATGGCGAGCTGTAGTCTATGTCTATGCTAGGTTTTTGAAAATCTCCTGGCGCATTACAATAACCTATATACATTCCCCAGATTTTAGCTAGTGGGTCGCCTCCCAAGGCTCTGGCGATTATATTTGCTCCTCCTTTGAGGATCATGTTGGGTTTATCTACAAGCAACGTACTTTCTCCCGAAATCGAGTCTGTCTTCCATACTTTAATGAAGCCTGATAGTGCCTTGTCTGTTGCTAAAGTTTCTAATGTAGCCATAGAGTACATTATATTGATTTTTGATTAAAAGTCTATTAATAAGATACTCGGAACCTCTCTGGTGGTGGGCCTCCTGTACACGTCTTCGCCAGGAGATAATACGCTCTCCGGTATCTCGGTACGCATGACTCCGCATTTAATACCTGGAGAGGAGTCTTTACCTGAGGAGTTGTTGGCAGAGAGCTCCGCGAGGTTACCAGCTACATGCAGAGGAGCTTTTGTACTAGTGTCTCCTTCGGTCAATTCTTTATATGGTCCTACAGATATGCAAAATATTCTGTTTCTGTAGTCCTTATAATATTCAGGGTCACTAACAACATCTCCAGGGCGTGCTCCAGTAGCTGGAGATGATCCGTCACAGCTAAACGCTAGCGGGTAATAACCAGGGATCGTTAAGCTGTTATTCAAGTTATCTAGACTATCAATAGCTAGTTTGAAATTAACGTACACAAGCACATACACATGAGGAGGCAAATACTTGTCTAGTGTCGGGAAAACTTCCAAAAAGGTAAGCATTTGCTCCTCACTCGTGAAAGACATCTTCAACAACAAAGTGTTGTTTTTTAAGAAATTGCTAAGTATGAAGTTCAGTGGGTTTACTGGAGCCCTAGAGCTTGCATCTTTTAAAAGCCCTAAAGCATATAACAGTTTATCCTTTGTAGTATTCTCTTTATTGATGTATGCGTGAAACGCGTCCACATCTTCTCGTCTACCTGTAACAGGGAAGGTTATGGTTCTTTTCAAGCTGCCTGCAGAACCTGTGATATCACATGTCACAAAAGTGTCGGTATTTTCAAAGAATAATTGTGCTTTAATCTCTGCATTAAATACATAAGAAGCAAACGCCAGCTTGCGAGTCTCTATCTTGCTTAGCCACCACACAGGGTCAATCACACTATCAATAAGAAGAACGTCGTTGGTTAATATGTCTCCGGCTTGCAGCACAGCGTTCACCTGTACAAAATCAGCAATTTCTTGAGCTAGGTTTATCCTGTATACATTTTTATCTGTAATCACATATTTAAACCGGGTGTCCTCGTAGATGTCTTCGACCGTCTCAGTAACTCCCAAGATAGTTGGACATCCTGCCAATACAGCGAAAATCTTGTTTAGTGCAGAAATCGTGGGACCCTCTACATAAAGGTTCATTAAAGAAATTAAGATATCTTTATATGCTTGCGACGAATCCATCTTTACATCAAGCAGTGTGCCGAAGTTCGTATATAACGCGTCCTCGTCCAGCTCGGCATTATACAACCACAAAATTACAAACTCGTCCTCTACCAATGCACCATTGTCGTCTTTGAAAAAAGATGGAGCACCTTCTGAAGTAATGATCTTGGTTCGCGCAAGTGACGGATCGTTGAAGATATCTTTGTTAAAGAATAGTACGTTATTTTTGAGAATAACATCAACACCACTAATCAGCATTACCTGGGGAGCAATAATTCTGTCAGCGATCACATTAAATTTCTTAACTTTATTGGTTAGAGAAAAGCTGTAGACTGTGGAACCATCCGTATGTTTAGCCTCACCAAATCGAAATAATTGTCCTCCGTAAAACAAGTCGGTTACGGGCTGACTACCAAAGACTGCTCCATCCTTCTCAAAAACAAAAGGAGCCTTGTTATATTCTGACTTTTTAATCACCAAAGGAAGCCACTTTTCCTTGTGCAGTACACCTATATCTTTAATAGAGTATTTTTGAATATTCTCTACCAGATTATAGTACGCTTGTATGGCTTCCTCGGCCATACCGGTAGTGTATCCCTTCAGCTCGTTTTTGCTTGTGAATAGCTGAGTCCAAAACGAACCTAGTGAGCGGTAAAGATATTGACCATCAGTGATATCCTCTGCCGGGAATTTAGCTGACAGGAAATCGATATTCATAATTAAGCGATACTCAAAGCTATGTTGTCGATAGGCTGCACCACGCCAGCTTCAAACCTATAATAATCTATGAAATAGAGCGTTGTTTTCTTGGTCACCCCTTTAGCTAGATTCTCAGGTATAGTTAACACAGCTGAGTCAGCTAGTGGGATTATTGTTCCATCGGAACAGAAAACATTACCACTCATCTTTATTGGTAGGTCTACGCGCTTGATGTCATAGTTATGACATATATCGATTATCGACGAAGCCTGCAATTCCTCGCCAAAAGGTATGGAATTCACATAAGAGAATATGTCTTTTTTAAGCTTCTGCAAGTTAAGCGAAGTGTAAGTGTCGCTTGTTCTTTTTTTGATTAAATTGATTTCTAAAGAAACAAAACAAGGTACCACGGCTTTGACCAAATAGTCTGCGCAAGCTAATCTCTGACTGTCCAGCAGCAGCATGTCCTGCATCTCGAGAATATTCGGCTGCACAACAAGCTGCAGCACAAAGTCCATTTTATCTAGTGAGTTGTTGGTGTATTTAAACCTTAGTCTAGCTGTTTGGTATTTTGTGAAACGTGCTTCGTCGTCGTTGTTCAGCTCGTTATGCCTCTGAAATGGGTAGTATCCAGTGCCGTAATGTGTGTCTACCACCACCAGGGTACCTGTTAAATCTGCCTCCGTGGTTAGAGGTATTATAGACTTCACGTAATAGAAGCCTGGCGCGTCATCATTGGCTATATCTAGCTCCCACAAGCCATCAGCTACTCGCTTACCTGTCTTGGTTATTGTTACTGTCTCTGGTCCTAGACTGCTACGCACATAAACATCCGCCTTCCCAAAAGTCGATATGCCTAGGGCGTTTTGCTTAGCCCTTGTCAGCTCTGGGTCATTCGCACCACAAATGGATAGCGTTTTAAACCCTGAGAATGTACTGCTGAACTGTTTAAATATTCCTGCCTCTGACTCAAAGCGTGAGTTACCTAGGTTGTTTTTTATTTTAGCTACTAGCTGCTTATCATTTTCTTTAGCTGCTCCAGATGAAAAATTACCGTACGCTTCAATAGATACCAGGTTAGTTATGAAAAACTTTGGTGGAAGTGTGAATCTAGTGCCTGAAGCAACCTGATATTCTGGGCCCTCTGCGGAAGCTTCCACATCGAGTAAAAAATAATAGCCTGCAGTATCTGCGTACATCTGCTTCTCAGTAGTTACTCTGGAGGGGTTCATACTGAATCTGATGTTTGCAGGGATCGTATATGTTAGGTTCAGTAAAGGCTGCACAAACTGATAGCCTTTCCTGAACAAATAGTCATCCGCAGCAGACACAGTTACTTTCAGCTTTCCTCGTACTTTTACTCCTGAGCTTCTTTCAGTGTTGTAGTTTGAAGCAATCAGATCCATTAGCGGCGAATATGTGGTCTCTGCGGAGTCAGTGATTTGCTTTATTGTACTGCCCTGGTTTAAGGTCTGTATTGTATTGTACTGCTCGTTCTGGATAGCTGCAGCCAACTTGATCAGAAGCTCGCTGATAACTGACCCTGGACCAGTCTCAATATCTGTGTAGTTCTGGGCTATAAAAGCGGTTAATCTCTCTGCGGTATTGTAGGTTGTTTCAGCCATAAATTATTTAGGTAATGGAACCAAGAAGTCTAGAACACTTTCAGCTTCTGTTTTAATACTTACACTAAAACTTACTGCTCCCCCTTGCAAAACAATATCTATCAGGTCTGCAGAAACAATTCTCTCGTCGGGAGGAGTAACTGCGACTCTTTGTGCTTTTTTAAATTCAACAACTACATCAAAGCTAGCCAAACGAAAAAGTTGCGCTGCAGCCAGCTTGTCGGTCGGTGAGACTCCTGTTTGTAAGCTGAAAAGCAAGGAAGTCCCGAAGTCGCTGTAGAAGGGTTGCGACCCTATGTTGGTCATCAGCATAATCGCGTAGCGCTGCACTAGCTTTTGTACACCTGAACAAAATCGTGGGCGCGCCCCAAAAGAAACATCCACGTTCTGCGGTCCTTCGAGCGTAGCGTCAGGATATTGGAATATACTGATATCTTTCTGGCGTCCCGAATAATCTGTGGAGGCTGTGTTAGCTATACCCATAGGTTAATCTAGATTGCTTTTGAATGTTGAGAAAAGCCCTAGGCCTGTACCTACCGAGGCGGAATTACGCGAGCCTTTCTGGATGAGATCATCTCTGTAAAAATGCATCCTTCCCTTGTAGCGTTGCACAAAGCATTTATTAAAACTATACAGAGCAGATATCTCTACCTTCAGGGCACTGACTCCTTTTCTGCTTTTGGGTGACGTATTTTTATATCTCTCAACGTACTCACTGTTAAGCTCTCCCCTGTCGGTAACTGCTCGTAGATCTTTGAGTTTAAATGTTCCGGTGTACTCTATACCTTGCGTGAACCATACACGCCCAGGTCTATCATTGGATAACCTCGCATAAGGAATATACGACGTTAGCCATCCAGATATGGATCCTAACAAATCTGATAATTTTTTAAAAGGAGGCTTTGCCATCTATTTCCATCCTTTGGCTAGTGTTGTGTTCATTAGCTTTATTCTATTATTTAATGTGCTATTAGACAAATTCAATTTACTAGCAATTTCAGCATTACCTAATATCTTTTTACCGCCAAACCCTGTTTTGTGTTCAAAGATAAGTTTATCTTTGTCCGAAAGATCATGATATACAAAATGTACCCACTCGTCATTCGTACTATCGAATAGCGCCGGGGACTCGAACAAAGAAGACATGCCTGTACTTATTTTTTTGCTGTTAAGCATATTGTTTGTAGCTTTCAGACTAAATCCTGAGTGATGAGCTATTTCTTCAACTGTAGGAGATCTTCCTAGGGTGTGCTCAAGATCTTTTTCCACTTTCTGTATTTTGTTTATACCAAACTGTGTGTTTTCAGGTATGCGTACAACGCCGCCATATTGCGTAGACATTCTGGATAATTTTTTAAGGCTATTTACCAGGTGTGTGCTGAACTTATATCCAGAGCCGGCGTCGTAGGTTCTTGCTGCCTCTCGAGCCAACCTATAGGCCTCTATCTGTACAGAGATCAACGGAAGATTTGTCGCGTGACGCGCAGCCTCCAGCTCGATCAGCTTTTTATTATCTTTAATGAGTTTCTCGATGTCGTTCATATGTTGTTATGAGCAATCGTTTACAAATGCGCTGGCTACCTTCGCGTCTGTTCCTCCGTCTGCTCCTAAAAATTTATCTCCCTCCACACCTGAGGGACCGCTACTTATTCTTCCTGAAGTATAAGTTATTGTGGTCATAGCTTGGCCTGAAGACGGGGCAACAAGGTCCACTTTATGTGTTACTGATGTAACAAAAAAAGAAATACATACTCCTGTCTCTGTGTACAAAACGCCTCCCACCCCAGGAGCCCAGTTAGGGTTAAAATCAGTTGTTAATGATCCTTGTCTATCGAAGTATTTAAATTGATGATACTTGCACTCAGCGTAACTATTTGCCACCTCTTTCAACGTGCTCTTATAGGCATTGCGCGCGGTATCTGCAGCTTCCTTGTGCCCTTGTGAGGCCTTTTTAGCGGCGTCTCCCAACGACTCTTTCTCGCTATACATGGATTCGCTTTCTTTATCATACTTGTCTGACCCTTCAGGAGAGTCAGAGGCGCTAGCGCCGAACGGGTTGACGCCCATCCATGGGTGTATGTTGAGGACTAGCACTCCTGAGGCGTTAGTTTGTTCAGCTGAATAGCATCCTATCACCGAGGTATCAAAAGTTTCATCTCCCAGATTCCCTCCTCCTCCTTCTCCTCCATCGGAGCATACAACCACATGTCCCAAGTCTTTAAACCCTCCATCATTGTATGAATAACTTACAATGTCTATAGGTTTTGCTATATTGACCTCTGAGGCTTGAGGTTTAAACACAGAGTTGGCTGGCACTACCCAAGCTTTTGAATTTCCAAAAAGCATAGAGCACCCTATGGAACTCAGGAACTGCATGTAGTTTTCTAAAAGCCCTGGAGGACCGTGTTTAAATACATATTCCATCCCTGTCAACACATCCTCACTTTCCGCTGTGAGGTTCGCTAATGCTCCTTTAGTCACTGAAGAGAGATCCAAGTTTTCAAAAATATCTCTAGCTATACCTAAGTTTTTTTTATAGGGACCACTCGAGTATACATTTTCAAAAGGAAAGGCTCCGTCCACACAAGTCTCGTCCTGGAGGTATTCGCGCCAACCGCCTTCTTGTTTTTTCAAAATTACTTTCATTAATTCTGTATAGAATTCCACAGGGTTGAGTTCTGTGGCTACCTCTTGCTCAAGGTTTGTCCAGGCTTCTACTTTTGCGTCCTCGCCCTGGGCAGAGGTTACTGTGTCATAATTAGACGGCTTAAATATGTTTATACTTCCTGGATACAGCCCAGGCGTGAGGGTTGTCAGCTCTAACGCAGCTTGCGCCTTATTTTTGATTACAGCCTGATAGGATACGTTACCTGCGACGTTTGAAATGGACATGCCGTCCAGCAGCCCTGTGAAGTGTACCTTTCGTGTTACCTTTTCACCATTAATAGCTATCTTTACACTAATACTGACACTGGCTTCGCTGCGTTTACTTCCTTCTATATCTCCAAAACTTGCTTTTTTACTGATCTTCTCTCCGTTTCCTGGGCACAGATCCACATAAGCGGTAGGTATGCTTCCCGCCTGATGAACAATCGTAGCACCTATTGGTGTACCTGGAACACCCTGGGCTTCTATTGATACATCTCCCATACAATATTCACCCTTTCTACGTAAGCATGCAAAAGTCCAGCCAACTTATGTATAGTGTTATAATGCATATGCCAGAGGTGCTCGTAGGACAAGTTGCACTCATCCTGGTGGTAATGAAGCATATCTTCAACAATTGCGTAGCGGGACTCTAATTCTTTAACTTTAGCAAAAGTATCCAATATAAAAGGAGCCTCAACATTAAAAGTCCATAACTTACCTGCGGTATTTGTCAACTGACTCATATCGCCCTCTATAAAAAAATACAAGCCTAGATCGCCTATAGCTATCTTAGTTGAAGACTTCCCAGAAGGTGCGGTGGTTATGGGTATAACGTTACTCTTGTACTCTTTTGAGGCTTGCCCTGCAGGCCTATAATACAATCCTTGAGTCACGTTCTTAACTGTTACCGCAGAAGAGCTACCCATCTGTGCTATCAAGAAAAAATTGCTACTGTCGAGCATTTCTTCGTAAGACTTCATTTCCCCATATACGTACAATCGGAAGCCTGGATCAGAACTATAGACTGAAGTAATTCTAGAGAACTTAAAATAATCCTGCAGGCTGTCCAACTCGTAGGTAATTCTACTATCATACTTTTTAATGTCTTCAGCTCTATCTGTAGACGCTACGAGCCGCAAGTAGCAATATAACAGAAACTCTTTATAGAAAGCTGAAGTATTTGGCGGAAACAGCAAATCATAAAATTTTTGCAGCTCTTGAGGTAGCGCTATTTGAGAAAAATCTTTATTTATCAGCGGACTGAGCCCTCTTGCCTTGGTGTAACTAGTGCTATATGTGCCAGACCAAAACAAGTCACTGTCTTGTGTTGCTAGTATCTCGCCAAATGTATCTCCGATAACGTCTTTGCCTCGCACATAATCCATCTCCCAGAGATTCAAATTACCAAGCAGAGATGCAAAATGATTTAACATAAAATAATTTAACTCTGTGTTGTTTAGCCGTTATGGATCACGGCAAATGTGAATGTAAAATGTCCCATAATATCCATCTCACTAACTATACTCAGCTGAGCACTGGTAATCACAGCTCTAACTGTGGCGCCACCCACACTTATTTTTGTAGCCTTCCCTACAAGCCCCTTATAAACACCACCGAATTTTCCTGCACCGGGCATATCTCCACGACTTGAGCAGTACGCTGTTCCCTGTACTTGTACCGAACCTATTGCCTGCCCGAAATGGATAAATTTCGTGGCGTCATCAAACGTAAGAAAAAACTGCATAGTCTCCCCCATTTGAACACTGACGCTGTCGTAGATGGTGATGCCTTGAACCATAGAGTCTATACCGCTAATACTAACCAGCCCAGAGCCACCTCCGGTACCGTTTTGGAATATGTCTTTTCCTCCTGATGTGATTAATGCTGCACCCATAATATATTTTTAATTTAATGCGGTAGCTAAGTCGCTTAAAGCTCGTGTTAATGCTCCTGTGTTTAATGCCTGAATCAGACCCTCAAAAAGTTTGGATATATCTCCACCACCGCCACTAGTCAGAAGACCTGTGCTCCCTCCGGAGGATACGGACTGCCCTTTGGCTGCAGCCTTTTCTTTGTCGCTGTTGATATAGTCTTTCGTTCTGCTCATTTCCTTGTCCAGCCTGCTGAACTTCTCTGATTTCGCTTTTGAGTCCATGCCTTCAAAACGACTGAAATAGTTATTTTCTTTGTTTTTAGACGGGTCCGCGCGGTCTTTCATCATCTGCTTAACGCCGCCTTTATCTTTATAGAAGTCTAGAGCTTCTTTTATAGTTTCTCCTCCTGACTGCTTGGCATGAGTCTGCAGCCGCTTGTCTAACCCAACCATTCTTTTTTCTTCCAGCGCTGAACGCTTGGCTTCTATGTTCGAGGTTGCTTGCGCTTGTACCGTGCTTGCCGCCTGCGAGCGTACGGTACCTTCCTTGGCCAGAGCCCAGGATTTTTCATCTGCCATGGCTCCGGTGCTTTCGTTTAGTTCAAGCCCTTCCATCTCTTCTTTTTCGTCAGCTTTCAAATCTTTAGTATCTCTCAAGGTCTCTAGTCTTTGTCTAGCCTCTAACGCTGTTCCTCCTTTGATCTTGGCTGCTTTGCGCGCTTTCTCATACTGTTCATCGGTAAGTCCCTTTTTAGATAAAGTGGCTAGGGTCTTTGTTGCTGCAGCCTTGTCTCCCTCTGAGGCTGAGTCGCTCTTGAGTGTCTCTTCTGCGCTCGTTCGACGATCAGCTATGATCTTATTCATCTCCTTACCCATACCTTTTTCCATGAGCTTTTTGTCACCATGTTCTGTGCCGCTAAGCTCAGCTATCTTGCCCCCTGCCTCTCTCGCGTCCTGCATAGCTTTCTTGCTCTCGGTAGACATTTTGTCGTCTGTCGAGAAGACCTTTGCGAGATTCTCGGCAGCCCCTTCTACCCCTTTACCAGACGCTATCGCGCTAGTCATCTGTGTAATTAAAGGAGAATTCGCGGAGTCAAATTCTTTTGCTGTTACGGCCTCGTCTTTAGCTTGTTCCTGTACGGTGGTTTTAAACTCATTTTTTTCCGCCTCGGTTTTGCCGGACATGAGCAAATGGTTTTGAATCATCCTCCTCGACTGTCTATACTCTTGCTGCTGCCGTGGTGTGCGGAGCTTTGTCATAATTTCTCTTTTTTCAAAGTCAGCATAGCTTTCTCCCTTTGCTTCAGACTCTTTATACTTTTTAGTCAATGCCTCGTCACTAAGTCCCTTAACCCTTCTGTTATGTGCGAAGAAACTTTTAACTACTGAGTTCTCTGCCGCCTCACCAGTTGTTGAGCTGGCTATATCCTCATCTTCAAACCCCTCTTGCTGCAGCATCTTGTTGTTTCCTATGTTCAAGACTTCCATAGCTGTCTTGCCTCCCATCAATTTACCTATCTCCGAGGCTCCGCCAGTACTAAATTCGTGGGCAGTCATTCCTTGAGCAAACCTTTTTTTAATACCTTCATAACCCTCTGTTCCTTTAGATGCAGCTAATATTGCTGACTGGAAGCCGCCCATACCTGTCTGCGCGAAATTTAGAGATTCTTTGACGTGCTCTGCTGCCAGCCCTTGCGCGCCTCCTGCAGCTCTATAATCCGCATCACTCATATTTGCACTCATTGTAGACGCCTTGCCTATAGCGTTCAGAGATAGCTCAGCTATACTGCCTGAGTTCATTCTTTGTAGCTGCGGGTTGCTTTTGGCTAGATCTTTTCCTGACTCCATCAACCCTGTGATTGTCTCATTGCTTACCCCAGCCACCCTAGCGGTGGCATTCATCCTACGCAGTCTGCTTTCCATTTTACTAACCTTGATAGTGTCTCCTGGATTCCCCAGGTTTTCGTCTTCCTTAGTAAGATCTACTGCACCGGCTCCAGCCACATTACTCATCTGCTTTACTAGCTCGTCTGTAGAACGATTTCCAAAAACTGCTCTGGCTGCGCTTAAAGAACCCCCAGCCTTCTCTGTAAACTTACCAAGCTCATCTCCGTAATCTTTACCACGTTGATCTCCCAGCATTCTTAGCTTACTTGCTGTAGAAAAGCCTTTCTCGATTTCTTCGAGCTTAAAGCCTCGTGTGTTAGCAAAATTGACACCATTATATTTAAACCCTGCTTTCTCTGCTGCCTGACTTTCTTGACCTTTCTTGTCCAGGTAATCGTCTTGGGCTTGGTGTGCGACGTACGTCTTGGCCTTTTCGATATTCAGATTTCCTTTTTTATCGATCATTCCTCTTTCTTTAAGCACTTTGTTGGCTTCCCCCATATCTACTTTTTCTGGAGAGGATACTTCTTTACCTAAAAAGTCTGTGCTATGTGCATGTATAAGCTTCTTTATGGCTGACTCGTTCTTATTTTTCTGCACGTCTTTTTCATCATCTCCCTCTCTTGAGGCTGCAAGATCGTCAAGGCTCTCGTTGATATTTACCGCCTGCTTCTTTCTTTCATAGCTTCTGGAGGCCAATTGTCTACGACTAGACTGTCCACCTTCTTCCTCACCCTCGTTGGGGAGTTGTCCTTCTTTGACCATACCTGGCAGATTCTTGACCTTCTCATAGTCTATGGTCCCTGCGTTGTTTTTATACTTATCTATTTGCTGCCCGGACATACCTAGGGTTTTAAGCTTCTCCTCCAATGCGTCACTATTTTTCTGTAGGTTGGGATTGTCTGCTTTGTCTCTGTTCCCTAGATAACGCTCTACCTTCGCCATATCTACTTCCCCCCGCGTCTTCACACCACCAATATCATTGGCTGTTGCGCCATACTTTTTCATCTCCTGCTCAAAAGATTTATTGGCTTCTTTCTTTTCTTCAGGAGAAGCGGAAAGTAATTTTTGGGCTTTTTCAGTTATTGCCTCTGTGCGTGAGCCTGCCCGCTCAGCTACAGCCTTATCTAGCTTTTTTTTATCATACGTGTCTTCAAATGCATCGAGGTGCCTTATGTCTGCTTCTGAGCCATAGAGATCTTTATACTTCTCGTTGAGCTCGCCTCTGGCTTTTCTTTTCTCGTTCCAGGAAGCGGCTCCTCCCAATTTGACAAACGAATCTTGCAGTGCGGCGTTTTTTTCTTCTCGAAATTTATGAATTTTTTCTGCGTCATAGGAACCGTCCCCTTTATCTGAAAGGAACTCGTTCATATCTTTTCCTGCACGCTTAACAGCTCCTTCAAACCGCTGTTTATCCTCCGGACGGAGGGTGCGCTCCCCGTTAAGCTCTCTGGCTGCGGTCTCGCTTCCGGACTTTAATAATTCGCTGATATCTTCAACTCTGCGTGGGTCTATTTGACCCTTCTTTATTCTGATAGAATTATCCTTGTCGTCCAACAAGTCACCAAGCCCTTGGCTACGTAAAGTTTTTTCAAATTGCTGCGTGGCTGTCTTTTTTTCAGCATCTGAAATTGCCTGCTGTGTCTGTTTAAATTCTGTGTTAAGTTGTTCTTTTGCGGCGGCTTTCCCGCTGAGTTTGTCTACACTCTGCTGTAGGTCATCTGCCAGCTGCGTAGAGGCATCCTGCGACTCTACCGAAGGATCTACCTGGCCATTCTTTCTATACTCAGTAAGAATATGGTTCAGCTTAGTCTGACTTATCACACCTCCAGCTCCCCTGGATTGCTCTATCTGGTCTTTTGTAGCAATTCTGAAAGCTTTGAGCTGCTTTTCAAATCGCTCATTTAACGCTTTTTGTGTTTCCCGGTCGCTCTGTTGCAAAACGTTGTCATAGTTCTTTTGCATCTGGGTCGCCTGCTTGTCCTTTATACTGTCTTGTTTTTTACTGTCAGTACTATCTGTAACATCAAACTTCGATATTTTGCTTTCAAGCCTCGAGCGCGCCTCGGTGGTCAAATCTCCCTTCTTGGCTCCCCCCTCCACATCCTTCTGCACAAAGTCTCGCTCAGCTAACTTTTCGCCTGTGAGGTCCGCCAGATACTTAGCGCCAGTGCGCCCTTCGTTTAGTTTACCCTTTAAAAACTTTTGAGTCCCACTGCGTATTTCTTCTCTACCTCCTCCAGGGCCCTCATATTGCTGCGTTGTATAAAACTTTTGAGCCATTTTCTGCATGGCTCCTTCCGTTTCCTCAGATGATATGTTTGACGTTCTTCCGAAGGCTCCTGTAGCGTCCCTGCCTGCCATGCTGGCGTACATGTGCATCGACGCAGCCATTGGGTTGCCTCCTAGTACAGGAGATACCATTTTCGCTATAGCGCTGTCAGGTGAGCCGGCTAGTGCTCCTGCAAGCTGGCCCTGTTGTCGAGTGGCTCCCAGAGCACTCATCAGTGGACTATCTGCAAAAGAAGAGTTCTTAAGCTCCATGAAGTGTGCAGACCTCTCTCTTTGCAAAAAGGCGTCATGCATCGACTGCCCGTTCTGGGGCTGAGGCATATAATTATGCCCAGAAGCCATCACACCCATCAAATTTAGCAATGGGTTACCGTAATTTCGCCCCATGTGCGAATAGGACGAAAAGGTAGAGTTCGCGCCAAAAGGTATTACGTCATCTTCAGCCATGGCTATTTTTCTTTATCTTTACTTGCAACTGCATCTGTGGAGTTTTTAGCTTCAGCTAAATATCCTTTAAGTCTGGCAATGTCTTCAGCTGTGAAATCTTTAGGGTCTTTTAAATCTGGGCTATCTCTTAGAGATGGTTGCTTATTTTTCTTCCGTTCCTCAATTTTATCTCTCTGCGATGCAGAAGGCAATTTGAATTCAATTAATAAGTTCAGCATATCGAAAAGCGCGTCGATCATGTCTTCGCTTTTTTTAGCTGCCCCTGCGGTAAGGGTAGTTTCTACCGACAATTTAGCCGTCAGCAGTTCAGCGAGTCGTTGCTCTACGATGTAGTCCAACACCATCTCTTCTCGTAAACGAGAAGTGTCTGTAAGGTAATTGAATGATAGCCAGCCGCGCAGATAGCCTTCAGTAAGACATTTTACGCGCTGGCTTTCCAAAAATTTGGTGTCTGTACCTCGGATGCTAGCCTAACGACCTTTGTTTCAAACTTAGCAAAGGCATCCAAATATGCAGATAATTTTGGTGTAGCCCAATCAAACACTGGGAGGGATTTAGCCAGTACATATGTGTCTTTTGGATGACTAGGAGTGAATGTGTCTCTGGTTAATGCGGAGAACGGCTCACCATTAACAGCTATCAACGACACAGCCATACGGTAAGCAGATAATGTTACTAAATAAGCATCATTATCTGCAGCGATACCATTCTTTCTATCTAAGCCGATCTGGTTCACCACGTCAGTGTTCTCTTTAACAAGCATCGATCTGAACGTGATGTTTAGCTGTCCGTCAAACAGCGGAACAGTTTCTTCATAAGGCTTGTCTGACAATATGCTTTTATAAAAGCGCTCTTTGTCTTCGCTAGATAAGGCGGGAGGTTTTGGGGTCTCTCTGTTCATCTCGATAGACGGGCTGAACAACGCTTCTGCCTCTTCTGTTACGATTGTTTCCTGTTCTTCGTCTTGCATAATTAGATCCATTGTATTGTGTACTTATTGAGTGATTCTAGCTTGAGTTTGCCTGGCTTTTTAGCTGAGTCTGCTTTATTGGACAAGTCTTTACCCAAACCATTTTTTTCTAGATTAGCAGGCTCTTCGACAGAATAATAGAAATATTCAAATAAATCTTTTCCTGGATATGGGTACGTATCGTTTACAGGCATCTCTTCCCACGGCTGCAGGCTGTACACTTCAGATAAAAGGTCATCTTGTTGTGCTAATGTGGCAGGGAATGCGTCCTCGAGTGGGATCTTTCGTAGACTTGGGTCCGTAGAATACGGAATCCCATACTTGTCAGTAGCTAGAAACTTGAACTGTAGCTTGTCAAAAGACTGTTCGTCTTTAAACGTGGTCTTATCAAGTACGTCTTTACGAGACTCTTTGGCTTCCTGTAACCATTTTGTCATCTCAGATACTTCAATAGCTCCCTGCAATATATCTACAAATGGACTATCCTTACTATAGCCTAACGCCAAGTTTTGATCTTTTTGTCCAAGAGCTGTATAGTTTGCTCCGGCCAGCATGCATCCTGAATCCGAAAGGACGGATACACTGCCTGAGGAATATATGTTTGCTGAGCCGTCTGAATACACCTGTAGCGCTTGCTTACCATAAATCGTGGCTGTGGTATTTGCTACAACATCTACTGTACCTATGGACTGCAGTAAGAGCTGAGATTTTGCGTAAAGCAGAATGTCTTTCTCTGCATAGCTGTATATCCCTAGCTTACTTTTAAGTACGATACCTCCTACATATTCAACAGCTTCTTTTTGAGGCTCTGGAATACCTGCTGTATCTACCTCTCCCTTTGCCTCAAAGATTAAACCTCCGGTGTCACTATAAAAATATTGAGATTTGGAGGACTTCATCCTTACTCCTTCTTCTGAAGAAGAAAAGTCTATGCTCTTTTTACAGGCCATGTTTATGTGGCCTCCGGCCTTAACAATGTTGTTTCTTAAAGGCTGGGCAATCAGGTCTTTTGCTGGCTGAATATATACGTTTCCACCTTCCATTATGATTGCTGAATTCCAGGCATCACGGATAGTTATTCCGCCGTTGGGCATAAGATATATGCCTGCTGTGCGTAGAGAGTACTGTGATTGATTTAGCGGGGTTTCCGCATCTACTGTACCTACATTCTTTAGGTTAGTCTCATCATCTAGTTTATCGTTAACATAAAAGTCTTTTTCATGTGACTTGAAATTTTGGTAATTCAGTTTTTCATTAACATAAGCTACGTAATCACGTATTTGCAATCCGTACAAAAGGGGGTTGTCCTTGTATCGGAGGGCATTATTATTAAACTCGAACCCTTCCTTAAACTTATAGTCCAATTTTCTAGCGTCGTCTCCTCCGGGGTCATCTGGAGCAGCTTTACGTAAAGGTACACGAATCCAGTTTGTCTTCTCGATGAATATTTCCTTTACGCTTCTTACATGAATACCTCCGTCAGTACCTAGGTGAACGTCAGCTAACCCTAGGTCAGGGTTTGTTATTTCTGTTTCTGGGTCATTAACTCGTAGTTCTGTTGGGTCTGGGCGCACCAAAAACATGTGTACGAAGTCCCCCACACTCCCCAGAAAAACCTTAAAGCGCTCCACAGCCTTGACTCGCTCATCTACTTTGTCAGGGAATTCGTAGAAATCTTTGGAGTCATCGACTTTGTGTTCCTGGCCTTCTTCAAATATTTTCTTGTCTTTACCCTCTCCAGCTACTGCCGCTACACCATACGATTCTGATGGTTTGTGGGTGGCTCCAAACTCAGCCATGATCCTTCTACCGTCGTGGTAAATATTATATTCCCCTAGTACCGTGTAGTGTTGATAGTTATGGCTAATGATTCTAACCAAATCGTCGAGCAAGAAGCATTGAATCTGCGCAAGCTCAGACGCTTTGAGGTTGGCCATCTCCTGGTACAAACCTAGCAAAACACCAAACTCATTACTCATCACATATTCACCATCCACAACATCCCCTGGGCGTCTGTTGTCGTATAAAGAGGGAGTATTATTCTGGTGTCCTACTCTATTGGCTCCGTCCGCTAGTGCATTACCGGCCCCAAGCATAGCCCTGGCAGGTAATGACTCAAGTCTGTGGGTGGCTCGAGGCAGTGCCCCTATCACGTAACAATCGGATGCGGTGGAGGACACACATAATACTCTGACCCCTGGCTGCAATAGGCAAGAGTCTGAAAAGCCTAGAAATGCAGATATAGTAGACCCTACTACAATGCCTTGTTGCATATAACCAAGACCGCCTCCGCTAGTTATGCCGTAGTTCTCTCTCTGGATAGTCACAGTCCTAGATCCTGACGTAGATGTAATCACCACCCCTGTAAATATCTTAGAGTTCTGCTGCGCAGTTAAAGTTCGTGCGTGTGCTGTTGTTTTGTGTGGGTCGTCCATGTGTAATTTAAAAACGAAAAGGCCTTAGTCTTAAGTTACAAGACTAAGGCCTTTTATCAAGGGTTATTTTAAAATAACCCTGAATTTAAATACTTAACTATTAACCACAAGTAATGCAGTCTAGCACAATATTGTCTACAATTGTGAGCCCTTCGACCTCTGCAACCACAGAATATTGCGCTCCTACGCAGCCTTCGCAACTTATGCTAACTCCGCCTTCAAAGCTGGCCCGCGAAGGACTGTCGTAACCAGGCATGGTGACGGAGCCTCCGTTCGTAACCATACGTTGAATAGTGGCTTGGCCTCCTGGCTGGCAGGCCCATAAAAGAGTTCCTGCCCCACCTATCACTTTTCTTCTATTTACTTGCTGCTGATAAGTGATGTTAGAGTTTATAGCTGTGCCGCTCATGCCTCCAACACTGACGTTGGCTTTGTGTGCAAGAACTGGCGTTATTGCCCCTGTATCTCCCCAGCCGTATAATGATCCTGACATATATTTTATCTCTTTCTATTATTTATTGTTTTACTGTTTACTAATTAGTATATCTTAAAATCTTGAATCTTTCAAGATTATTTGTCAGCAAGCAAACCTAGCGCTCTTGCCATATCATCAAAATTTGGATCTTCGCCTTTGGTATACCTTACCCAGCCTTGCCCATCTCCGATTATGCGATAGATAACATTGGGCCTATCGTCATCGGAAGTTATCAGTAATCCTGTAGCCTTGTCTGTGTTTAACAATATAGGCTCTCTAAAATCCCCTGTAACTATGATCTTCATTATAATTTAATCTGTTGAAAATGGCTGTCTACTTCGTGCTGTTTAAGTAGATCACTCAATTGATCTAGCTCTTCAGGATTTTCAGGATTTTCATTCTGTGCGGCTTCTTCTGGCAGCTTTTTAAACATTTCTTGTGTGCCTGGATAGTCTGACGCTCTTTTCAGAGTATGGGCTGCCTCTTCTGGAGACAACCCATACTCTTCAGCGTATTTTAAAAACCCCGCTTCGAAAGAAGTCATGCGACTAATCTCCCACAACCAATTTTAAGCTGATGTAGTTCATTGGGTACGGTACATGCAGACGTACTTCGCAATCAATTCTATCTTTGTAGGTGGCGTTTTGCTCTAGTTTAATGATGTCGGTTTGTGGATCAAAGCTAACCAATTGGTTACCTGCTCTCGTTGTGCGGGTACCTGTGGCTCGGAAGTAAAGCTCACTCACTACAGCATTTCTCACTGCGAAAACCGCTGCAGGGTTGATGTTCCATTTTCCTATGAAAGGTGTTAAAACATTCTTTAGAGCATAGCTGATATTGTCTACGTTCGTCGTGATGGAATCTTCCGAGGTGTTTAAGTTGCTTGTGTCTGTGGTGAGTTGATGTCTGACATAAGGCGTAGCACCAATCACTTCTTGGGTGATTATCCAGATGCCTTGCTCTGCCATAGTGTTCAAGTCGTCCTGAGAAAACTCAATAACTACCTTAGATAGGTCGTCAGCCCCCAAATACTGGGTATTAGTCAACCCCTGATGAGGCACAACTCCCCCACGCAAACCTGCAAGACCTGCGGCAGCAAAATATCCCTGCTTGACCACACCGTCGTACTTGAATGTGTCTGGGAATACGCAGCGCACGCGGCGGTTATTAAACTCCCCACCGATAAAGGCGATGTTCGTGGCGCTCAGACTTAGTATAGTTTCTGATAACTTGCACCTTCACCGCAGAGTTAATTGGACTAGCCAACGCTCTTGTTATAGTTAACGTTGTGTTGGACTTCACAGTGTCCACGATATATTCATCATAAATTAACTTACCTGTTGGATCTATCCTGAAGTTAAGCCTGATGCTGTCTGTAGGTCTGACACCGTCTTCAACAAACTTAGCTCCTACAACAGTCACCAGCTTGTATTGAGTATTGGACACCGATGTGTCGTCAGTGATTGTGGCGGTGTACGGTGTCTCTCCGTCTTCTTTAAGGTCATACAGGACCTTAGTCTTTTTATCTTCGACAGAAAGCCAGGCAATTCTCCAGCGTCCTACTTCAGGAGTACTGTAGGCGTTAACATGAGATACGACAGCGTCCTGGATGGCTCTGTCGAAAGTCATAGGTACAAAGCTATACACCTTATCGCTTTTTTCCGAAATCTTAATTGCTTCAACATAGCCTGGAAGGTCGTTAGAGGCTACTGCCAAGAAATAGACAATCTGATTGTTACTATTCAGTACAGCGTCGTATACCCCTTGAGCCAAAGGATTATCAGGGTGTACGACACCTAGTTTGGATTGTACACTAGCTAAATCTCTAACAGAGTCGATAGTCACCACATTACTGGTCAGCAGATCTCTGTGCTCAACAAATACTTTTGCAGCCAAGATTGGAAGTCTGGCGGGTTCACCCAGAACAGTCAGCTTTGGATTAAAAGTTGTCCAGTTAGCGTTGATAGATATGTACGTGTCTTCCTGGTCCCAGTTATTGTCTTCTTCACCGTTGATGTCACGGATCTGCGCTATCTCTATGCTGCGTTGATGAAGGGATAATGTAGCTACTTTGTTCGTAGATGCTGGGGTGAGCATTGCGTCCGGCAAAGCGTCAGCAAGCTGCACAATTCTGGCTGCTCCGTGTCTGGGGGCCAATACAGGCACAAAATAAACATCACCAACGATAAGCCCACCATTATTTGAGGCATCGTCAAATTCACCTGTAACTCCAAAGCGCCCGATAGGGAAAGAGCTTTCAATTCTAGGGAGCACGACAGAAGGTACATCGATATCTGAGGCTGTAATTTTAAGTCTGGCGCAGGTAGCAGCATTGCTTCCGTTATAGAAAGCTCCGCCACGCTCTACGACAATCTTGTATGTCATGTCGATGGGTCCGATATAGTCGCCACCACCAACAATTTCAACAGGGGAAACATCAGCAAAGACAGTTAAAGAATACTGTGCGGTAGCTACAAAGTTTGTAGAGCTTTTGAAGTTGAGTCTGACATTGTTACCGTTATTGGTGTCCAGCGTCAGGTAATACTCAGAGCCTACGTGGGTAAGTGCAACATTATTAACTGGGGTGAACGCATGGTTCAAAGACTCAACCCTAAATAACACATCAGCTAATGTGCCTCCAGTAGTGACTGTGGCTCTGTAGGTATCATTAAAGATAGTTTTGTTGTTGTAGCCTACGTAGGCAGTAGTTGCGTTAATAACCGTGACCACGTTACCTGGAGGGCTAAGTAAGGTCGACACGGCACCATTGAGTACCTCTGTGGATGCTTGCGCGTTGTTGATGTCTCCGTAAGTTCCTGCGATTCTGAAAGAATAATGGTCCCCACCTAAGTCAGGCAAGATCTGGTCAAGCAAAAGTACTTTTTCGGAAACCAAGCCGACGATTTTACGTACAATTCCTTCGCTCGTTGTGAGATAATTTCCTACAACATCGGCTGCCGAGAACACACTAGTGTCTGTGGCTGTAAACGTGTTCGATGCGTCGTTACCTTGCCCTGTACCGAAGTAATCTCCTGAGCCTGTAAGATCTAATTGAGGAGCCACCTGAGAAGCCAGGCTCATGTCTTCAATGTGGGTCAACGTATGGACTGCGGTAACACGCGAGCGTGCAACATTGTTCAAGTCATCTGTAACAGTAATGATGTCTCCGATAGAGACGTCACGATCACCAAAACAAGAGGAACGGTCGTGCCCATTAGCTGTCTTTAGATACACTTCAGTAAATTGTAATTGATTGCTGTGATACTGCCCTGAAGGACCAGGGACGAGCTCTACACTAGCGTCTGATTCAATAGAGCTGCCCAGAGCTTCAAGAGGGAAGTACTGCGCTTCGACAGACTCAGCAAAAACTTTAGTATAGCTTTGATCTACATGCGCACCAGGGAGAACATTAGGAATATCATAACGTGTACCTATTACGGTAGAGTTGTTCATGACGATCTCGCTACCTACCGGGTCATAATTATTAGCCTCAGGGAGGGCCACACCATCAAGTGTTCCAATAATTGTGGATGCCTTTTCTCCGGCCACTGAATATCTATGTAGGTCAAAATTTGGACCTATGATGAATGCGGGTAGAGGAAACTCTCCGTAAACAGGCAGCTGAAGGAACTCTTGTTGAATTAGGACGCGTGGTGTAATGTACATATTTTTTTCTCCTGTATAGTTTATTTATACTTTAGTTAAGTCTATTTAATTTTTGGCTAGCGAGCAATCTTTTTTTTAACTATTGTTTATTTGCAAACATCTCCCTCGGTCGAGGTAGACAGCATGAATGTTTTAAGCTTTAAGTCGTCTCCTATGAGGTACCAGTTCATGTCGAAATGCGTAAGCAATGTAATGTTTATAACAAAGTGGTCTTTACTCTCCAAGTATAGCTGAGGCGGACTCACGTTAGCAACTTGAATTCTTCGAAAATTAAAATCATTTGTTAGTGTTTCTAAATGCCTCAAGAAGAATTTGAACACGTACTCAGCTAGCTGTTCTACAAAACCCACATTAGTGGCTACAATTGCAATAATTATAGGAAGCTCTATAATGGCTGACTTGGTCTTCGTTGACTCTGCAGGGTTCTGGGCAAGCAGCTGATTCCAGATAGGGTATTTAAATGATGACTCTCCTCTAGAAATATAGACCCCTGGTCTTTTCTGGATGATAGCGTCTTTGTAGCTATAGGCTATCTCTAAACCTATCCCTGACTTGAGTGGATCCTCGTCGTATCTTTGAGAAAACATATAGCCTTCTTCTTGAGGCGAGTTCACCAGCATGTAGTTTTTTAAAGCTTCGTAGCAGATGTTTTGTACTGTCCATGGAGTTAACACAGGTACACGCTCGTCTCGCTCATTCAGCTCTCTGATATAAGGATCGACTCTTGGGTTTGGACAAATTTCGGTATCGTCAGCCATGGTGTATGTTTTGAGCTACGCCTTAAAATCAAACGTCGCTGGAATGGGTATAGAATATATTGTGTCGCTGATAGGTATCACGTTCATAGACAACTTCTGTAGTATAATTATACTGGTACCTGGAAACTGCTTTGTGTTTTTAGCTGAGACACTATATCTGACACCTTCTTGGGCGTCACAAATAATATCTCTGACTTCAGTAATAGGGTAACCAGGCATTCTTATATTTGCACTATATTTTTCTTTTACACCTATGCCGCTGGGGTCAAGCTGCTTGTCTTGGTCAGTAGATTCTACTATAAAAGTACAAGGTACCGGTGGAAAATAGCCTTCGTCCACTCCGACGCCATAGTCTTCTAGCTTCGTATCTGCTATAGGTACACCTGATACAGGATCTATATTCTTATGTGCTACCCTGTTGCCTCCTATAGTTCCTCCATAAGACTTTCTGCGCAAGAGCCAGGCAGATGCTCCTCCGTATCTACATAACAGTATTTCTTTACGTATTACCTCAGCAGCCATAGCGTAGCGCTGTCTTTCTTGTCGGCTAGTACCAAAAAGTACAGGATAAGAATTATAGCGCTTACCATCTGCCGCAGTAAGACAGACCCTGTAAGCGTAGTTTGGTTCCCAAGACTGCTTGGCTCGCGTATCATCTACAGCGAAAAATACTTCACCAAGATTTTTTTTAGTAGCTATCAACTCATTAAAAGCGTCGTTCTCGGCAATCTCTAATGAAAAGTTATAAGGGCGGACAGCCTTAAAAAAAGGATCCAGCTGCCACTGCACAACATGTCCTCTTTCCCAATCAGGGATTACAGAGATGTGCTTAAAAACTCTATTGGCTACAGCCATGCTTATTTACCTCCGCGCAATATTTCAGCAACTACCTTGAAGTCTTTTGCAACTTCAGCAAAACCACCATTTAAAATACTGTTTATAGACTTTTTAACCTTATGCTTCAATATTTTCGCACGTATTCTAGCCTTGAAAGATGGGCTTTGCAGTGCGGTATCTGCGGCCTGGTAAGCTTGCTTTCCTGCATTAAATAGTTTCTCCGGCATCATTTAGAACCTCCTTCTATAGATATATTCTGAGTGTTTGACTCCATATATTTGGGCGATGTTATGGTTCATCTTTATCTGTTGTCCTAGCTCTTTAAAGTCTTGCTGTAAGGCCTGCGATAGCGACATGAATATCTGCGCCTTATCTTTATCGTTAATCTGTACGCCGTCTGCCGCATAAGAGAGTGAGTTGGCTGCCTCATTTATCGATCCTGACCGTAAAAGGTATGCAGCTGTACCCAGCAGCAAAAGCGATCTATAAGGAAACGACTCTATAGAATGCATGATCCCTGTAGGAGGGTTCATTAGGTTATAATAGTCTACCGTATTAATCATCGCCTGCTCTATCATCTCAGGGGTAAATCTAACTCCCAACAACAATGGATTAAGCTCCTGCCTGTCTTGCAGGAAGAGCCGTACTTCTTCTGCTGTAAGAATAGGGGTAGCCATAATTAACCTTTTGGTGGTGTTGGAGACAGATCTAGCGCTTTAGCTTTTAATGGTGCACCTGTAGGCGCTCCAGAGCTAGGGTTCGTTATTCCTGGTGACATGGTATTGTTCGACATGGGTGTCGCGTTTATCCTGGCCATGTTGTTGCCTGAGCTTACTTCCGCTGTCTGTAAATGGTCTGCTGTTTCTGCTGCGGTCGTTCCGCCTCCTCCTCCCCCAGGTGGAGGTGTAATCTGCATCGATGCTTTTTCCATATACCTAGTAAAGTCCACCAAGATATTTTCTTCTTTCATAGCTTAATTATACATTTAACCCGCCTAGTTATCAAGAGGGATATCGACAACAAAAAGGGGGCCCGCAGGCCCCCTTTTATAGTGTCTTTTACTTTTCTTGCATTAAGCGTTGAAGTCGATCTTCACAACACCCTTCACGTTGCCGATGGCAAGCGAGAGGTTCATGTACTGGAAGTACTCGAGGAAGTAGGCTTCGTTCTTCATGAACACTGTGAGAGGCTGCAATCTGTAGTACTTGCCGAAGAACTCTTCGGAGGAGAACAGATAGATCACACCGTCAGGGACGAGATCGCGCTTGATGGTGTAGATCGGTTTCACGCCCAAGAGAGTCTTGGAAGGAAGTCCATTGACCCACATTTCCTGCGCCATGTCGCCGCCGACTTCAGAACGACTCATTTTAACGAAGTCATCTGCAGTAACGTTGTTCATCAGCATAACACCCTTTGTTTCTCCGCCGTCTGGCTGAGAAGGACCGAAAGGTACCCTGAGACGCTTGATGACCTTGAAGGCTTCAGCGACGTTCTCACGAGTGATACCACCACTGATAGTAACATTCTGAGGAAGTCCGAGACCGTTAAGTGCATTAGCTGTGTTAACTGTGCCGATAACACTGTTAACGCGGGTCATGAAACGTGTATCGATTTCTGTGGCGATGTCCTTTGTGGACAACTCAAGCATGATCGCACGGATATCATAATCGTAGCTTCTGAGCTGGTCGATGTCCTTGTTGAACTTCGGGCTCGTGATACGTGTGAAGTAGGAAGGATACCGTGTACCAGAGAACTGGAACATGTCAGGCACTACACCCAAAGGAATAGTGACGGCAGGAGCAGTATCAGGCTCACGATCGTTCCACTTAACAAGAAGCTCAGGATTCTCAGACTTGTCGAGATCATCATTGCTGATGTCGATAGGTGTGATAATCTTTTCTGTGAAGCTTTCTTCACGAAGCTTGTTACGTGTGAAGGACTGTGCACTCACAGCTGCTTTCTTTTCTTCACCAGCTTTAACCATTTCAACGAACGTATCGTTGAACACTCTTTGATTAGCGATTTTTTCCATATATTATGTATCTAGGTTTAGCTGTACAATTTAACTCCGAGCACGGTGATAACACCCTGCACTTTATAACCATTGATCACCTGGGTGACGCCTGGGATTGAGCGGCTGCCTTCAACCTGGCCGATGACTCTGTCAGATCCTCCAGCTGCCTTAACATTACCTGTACCGGCTTCTGCTGTAAGCAAGTCTCCGAGGCTGTAGCTGGAGGCGTCTCCAACGAACTTATCGGTTTCGATGACGGATGCGCCATCCAAAGCATACACGCCGATGACTCCAGATTCAATCACGTCACCAGCTGTCTGGCTGTTGATTGCAAACCCGAGAAGTTCATCTTTAGCTGTAGCTACGCTAGAGCCCTTTTTGACTTCTGTGACTGCACCGTTTGGTTCCAAGCGAACAATCATCCCTGCTTCGATATTTGCGCCGCTCTCGTTGTTTGGCACCCCAACATAGTTGATTTGGTGCAAACTAAGAGCAGGTCCTTTTTTGAAATTAATCATTTTAGTTTTCTCCTATTTGTTTTGTTTGTTGATTTGTTTTTGAGGTTTTCCTCAGTTTGCTTCAAACCCCGAATTCCGATCAAGGAGAGTTCAGAAATTGTCTGCTGAAAGTTAATATAGTTATTTTCTTAGAAAATAACTATTTAGTCAATATTATTTTAATCGAATAGACTTGGAGTCTCCACGTCCTTCAAATGCTTTTTATGTATCTCATCCATGAACGCCTTTTGCTGTTTACCTCCCCCATGAATCATTTTGGCTAAAGCTGCCACCGGAGCGAGTCCGGGCACCATTTCCGCAGCCGAGAGACCTACCCCCATGTCACCTGCTGTACCACCAGTATACCTTCTTACTGCCCTAGTTGCTGCCTCGGTCAATGGGCCACCAACAAAAGGGTTCGCTATGTAATGCCCGAGATGATGTTTGCGATTATAGACAAGACCTTTCAGCTTTTCATCTGCAGCATATCTTGAGGCTGTGTTATCTGCGTCCCATGGACCTATATGCTCTTCCTCTTTATCCTTATGTTTATCTTTTGCAAATTTTCCTAAAAGCTCTAGAGCCTCCTGTTGGGATACTCCGTATTCACTAGCTCTCTTAACGAATCCAGTGATGTATGCTTGTTGTGTGTTCATAGATTACTCCTCCTGTTGGGTTAAGCGTTCTTTTAATAATTTTCTTTCAGCCATTTGCTTGGTCAACATATCTACGGGGGTACCTACACCAGCGCCGACAGCTCCCCCTATAGCTCCGCCTTTCAAGGCTGAAGCTAGCACACTAGCGTTGCCTGAATACGGATTAACTTTACGTGTTATCCCGTTCAATAATGAGGCGAGCGCCGCTGCACCTAAGCCCCCTGTAATGGCTCCTGCTCCTGCTCCTGTGTATTTACCTATGTTGCGTGCCAGGTGGGCGGGAGCTCCTTCTTCGCTCACAGCATCCCCGAGTTCGTCAGTACCAGAATAACCAAAATGAGATGATGCAGACTTAAGTAGCGCAACGGCCTCTTGTTCGGTGAGGCTGTACATACCGGCTCTTTTTATAAATCCGGCAATAAAACTATCGTCAATATTAGGCATAAATTAATCGTCTAGTAGGTTATAACCATTGTCGTAACCGAAAGCTCTCCTCAGTACAGGATCATCTGACTGCCCAGAGGCCTTTACAGTTGCAGACTTGCCCATATAGGCTACGTCAGCTGCGTTACAAACTCGCTCAACCACCTTAGCCAGATATTTTGGATCTTCTTTGGCTCTTTTAACGAAAAGAGCTCTTTCATCCTCATCATTAATAAAATCTGAGCTATACATCGCGTCTGCGGCTTTTTTAATTGCTTGGTCTAGCTCAGTGTTTTTCCTAACCGTTTCTGCTCCCTCTTTAACCTGCAGCGTATGTACTTGCTGTTTAAGCTCTGCAATCTCTGACAAGGCCACCTTAACAAAGGCTTCAACTTTATGTAGTGCTTGTTTGGTCATTTTTCACCTTTTCTAGAGTTATAAGACTGTCAATATACTCAATGACTTTAGACTTATCTTCTTGGCTTAGATGTTGAAGAGCCTGCAGAGCCTGCTCTTCAACTAAGCTTTTCTTCGCAGAAGTGGCAGCCATCGTTATTGTGGCCTGAACTACTTGCTTTCGCCAGTAACCACTTCAGCCTTAAGTCTGTTTAAAACAGTGTCTGCGACAGATGCGGCTAATTTTTCTTGTGTTGCGAATGCATGTTGCTCGGCTTCTGCCTGCTTAAAGAAAGCCTCATACTCAGCTAATTTAGCGGAAAGCTGCTGGTTTTCAGCAAGCGCTTCCTCCAAGGCGGCCTGCTTGAGCAATTCGTCAAAATAAGTCGCACCTGCTGTCTCAGCTTCAACAGCTTGCTGCGCTGCTTGTTTTTCTTGCTGCTGGTTATTTTCTAGTTCTTCAGCAGCTTGAGCAATGAGTACATCAAAATCTCTACGACCTGCTTCTTTCAGCATCTCCAGTTCATCTACAGCAGGAGCTTCGCTAGCGGCCTTCAACAGGGCGGCACAGAACTGGCGACCCAACTCGTAAGAGGCTACCTTGGCGGCAAGCTCTTCAACTTCAGCTGCCTTCTTGGCGCTAGCTAAAGGTTTAGAGTCATCTGTCGATGCTTTCTGGCTATAGTTCTGCTTGTTGTTCTCAGGCTTCACGGCATTCTTGTCGGTCTTTTCCTGGCCATCGCCAACGCTTTCAGATTTAACAGCGCCTGGCTTGCCGGTGGCGGAGTCCTGAGCTTCAGCTTGTTTACGTAGAATATCTAGAATTTCTGCTCCAAGATTTTCTGCCGTCTTTGTTTTGGCGAGAGGTTCGGAAGAGTCTTCAGAAGGTTTCTGGGAGTAGCTCTGAGGAACATTTTCAGGACCTACAGAATTCTTATTATAGCCTTCGTGCTCGTCCCCGACACTAACAGACTTGACGTCTCCTCCGGGTGCTCCGGAGATGTTCTTCTGTGCTTCTTCTGCCTGTTTTTTCACCATTGAATGAAGTTGATTGAGGACCTCTGCGTGTTTAGTTAATTTAGCCATGTTATTTACTCCTAATTTTTTAAAGTTTACTTTGTGTTTTCTGTTTTGTAAATACTTTTATTGTTATCTAGAATTAAAAGCTTTTGACAAAAAGGTTTGGGTTTGAGCTGGGGAAAGTCCGTAAGCTTGCGCCTGTTTATACACACCTTCAAAATAAGCGTCTTCAGCGGCCTTAGGCTTAAGGTTGGTGCGGGTGTTCTTGTTGTAGTTGGCTTTCTTGACGGAGGATTGCTTGTTGATAGCTGAAATGGTTTGCGTCAAAGCATTATCATACAGGTCAACAGCCTGCTTTACACTCGCTCCTTGCTGTAAGGCGTTGCTGATAAAACCTTCAATGTAACCTGCAGATTTAAGCATGCGGAATGCAGCCATTTTTTCCGGAGGTAAAGAGGCAGCTGCTTCTGGGGATGCTTCTGGTGAACTACCTAAGTGTCCTTGTATGGCTTGCGCCAAAGCTGCGACGTCTTCTCCTCCACCTGCCGCCTCTCCCGGATGCTGCATGTTTGAGGAAAGCTCTGTAGCCAATTCTTCCAGTTCTTGTGGGGAAAGCTGGGAAAGAAGGTGCTCGATATCTCCGCCTCCTTCTCCACCACCCATACCCATACCCATACCCATACCTATTGGTGCGGATTCGTTATGGCCTTCGGCTCCTTCTCCACCACCCATAGCGTGCTCTAGCATTTCTGCCTGAGGGGCTTCACTTTGTTCATGCGCTGCTTCTGCGGGGTTACCTGGTTCTTCAGCAGCTCTTTTAGACTGTAAGAAATTTGCGATTAGGGATTTTGCGTAAGGATGTGACATATAGTTACTGGTTTATTTTTTAAATGTTAACTGAATTTCTGTAGTGTTCCAATCTTTTTTTATCTATTTTGTACTAGTGCGTTAAATATCGTATCTTCGTCTAGTTTATTCTGGCTGGCCATATAGCGAAGAGCTGCCAATTTATACGCAGCATATTCTTTTGCTAAAGTCTTTACGGCTGATTCTTTAGACATCTCTTTGTCTTCTTCTTTATGCTTTAATTTGGCTATAGGCATTTTCTTAACGATCGTGATGCGCATTATTCTACCATGTGCGGGCTGGTCAAAAAGCGAATGATTTTCAAAAAGATTCTTCACCATATTCATGATACCTTTGGGCATTATATCAGAATGTGACGGCTCATACTTCTCCTCATTTAATACATCATCGCCATCTTCTTCAAGCTCAGAAAACATAGAGGGAAGATGTTTTTTTACTTTGCTAAACATCTCGCCTGCCCCTCCCTCCATGCCTTTAGCTCCGAAAAGATATTTAATAAAGTCTTTAGGAGAAAACACAATACCTTTATCTGCTAGCGCTTTAAGCAGTTTGGCTGGCTCAAAACCTCTAAGCTCTTCCATGGCACTAGCAGAGATATCGTCTCCGTGGTTTAACTTACCTTTCTGCTCTGCGAGATACTTATCTTTAGAGTCTTTGGGTCCTCCTTCGATAACCCCATCAATATGCTTTTCCAGGGCTGCCAGCTTTTTAACCAAAGACCTTTTTTCTGCGGCGTACTTGGATATCTGCAAAAAACTGTCATCGTCAGGAGCCACAAAACCAGGATAAAGCTCTCTGTAATCTGAAGCTGTTTTAACGTAGCTGCTATCTGAAGCCAGTTTAAGACTCATGCCTATGCGGTCGGCGGGTCTTCCAACAATAGATAACTCAAACCACTTAGGGTCGATATTGTCCATACTGCACATCTCTCCTCGCTTGTTAATCTCTCCTAGCTTGGAAGGGATGTGTTTGCAGCGATGGTTATCCGTTTTGGCTTCATGACCGCACCAAGTGCATTTGTCGTAGGCTACTTTAGCTGCCATACTAACATTGATCTGCTTTCCTTCTGCCAGCTTTTGAAGCTCTTCGGCGCACTTATCGTTATCCATTCCGATAACAAGCTCGATACGCTTCATCTTATCGTTATAGGAAGCTGCTTTGATATTGCCGTATTTAGGGTCTTCAGGCTTGTTCTTGTGGTGCCTATTTAAAGCTCTACCATCATAAGAACCATCTTTCCGTTTGCTTCCAGACTTAACGAAAGTTTTGTAATGCTGCTTACAGGCAGCTTCTTTAAAAATATCACCATTTCTGTTAGCTCCTGTACCCTCATAAGCCCCCAGAGCAATAACTAGTACGTCTGTCTGTCCGGCGGTCTTCTCTGCTCTAAGCTCTGAGTTATCTGCACCTGCTTTGGTGAGGGTATTACTGTTATGAATCAACTGTACAGGCTCTATGTCCCAGTTCCAGTCGTTCGTATCGCTAAATTTAATTAAACCTTTGTACATAATTACTGTATTTTATCGGCACGGTCAAACTCTCCACGAGACTTGAGTAGTGTCTTTTTCCAATCTTTAATTTTGCCTGAAGAATTACTTTGATTCTGTATGGCTTTCAGCAAATGATAAAGCCCTGCTCCTCCTGCAGCTATGCCGGCTCCAGCCAATAAGGGAGTTCTATGCCTTACTAAGTTTTTAAGAATACTTGACTCTTGGTGCTTCTTATCTTGCAGCCTCCTAAGCGATGTGTCTACGAACGCTGCGCCTTTTGGATCTTTTGCTAGGCTAAAATCTCCTCCTCTGCGATATTCATGCATAACGTCTTTGACCAACTCGCTATCAAAGTGCGGGTTGGCTCCAGTCAAATTATGTTTTTCAAATAAATCAGCTACAGCTTGGTCCTTACTTGGGGCGAAATGTTCGCTGATAAAATCTCCAATTCTCCCTTTCCCTCGTAAAGAATGTAGCCCTTCGCCTATATATTCCTTTAGTCCTCCTTTGCTGTGCGCCCTCTGTAACGACTCATGCACATCAGCATAAGAGGCTAAACTACTTGCGGCTGGAGAATTTTTAGCAGTATTAATGACACCCTGCATAGCGTCCTTATTTCCGAGCGCTTTAGCTTGCCTGTACTGAGCTAAAAAAGATTTGGGGTGACCTGCCTCTGTTTTATTTAATCTATCCAGGATAGCTAAACGCTTCTCTGGGTCGGTTTGCAAATCTCCAAAAACGCGAGAAACATCGGGGCGCATTTTACCCTTTTGAGGCTCTAGCAAAACAGAAGAATTGGATGCATCCGCTTTAGGATTTCCTTCGCGAGCCATGCTTGCCGGCTCTGTTTTATTCATATTGCTCCACTGACTATACAAATTTTTAAGTACGCCCCCACCTGCCACAGCTGCACCTATAGGTAAAGAATGTTTGGCTAGGTCTGTAGCTACTGCCTGTACTGGATGCTCGTCATAGAAAGTTTCTCCGGTGTTCTGCTTGAGTCCTGTGGCATATTGCATCCCTACGAGACCTTTACGTACCTGTTCTTTTAATGCCGCTATTCTAGCTACATCTGCTTTATTGTGCGCTTCTGGAGAAATAGAAGGATGTATAGCTGCATATAAATCAGAATCTTTACCAGCTTCCGGATTTGCCAGGGCTTGACTAAATTGCGTATTTGCTGTTTTCATTTGAGTATTTTGTGGTTGTGCTGCGGCTGCCGCAGGTATAGTATTATTCTGTGTAGGAGCTGGACTGGGCTTCGTTCCTGTAGGTTTGCCTTGAGCGGATAATTGCTGGGTTTGCCATTCTGGCTTAACCATTGGCGGGCTTGCGCCGAACCAGCCACCTACACGGTCGTTAATAGACATAAGCTTGGGATCTAGAGGTACCAATCCGTTATGTTTGGGTAAGTTGCCTCCTGCCTGAGGGGCTTGTGTTGCTGTTGATTGTCGGGGGGGCTCCATGAATTTACTGGGCTGCGTGTTCAGATTCTTCCAGACATCTACTCCCTGATTTGCTATATCTATGCCGGTACTGACAAGCGGACCTACAGGAGGAAGAAAATTAGCTCCCGCTGAAACTAGACTCATCGCTCCTTGAGCCTTGTTTAATAACCCAGGTTCTTTAAATTTATTCATGCCGTAATTAATATCCATGGCTGAAGCTACCCCAGGAAGTATGTGAGAACCTACTGCTTTTCCGACCATTCTTGCAGCGGTGTTACCTAGTGCTCCTCTTACTCCTTTAGTTATTGCTGGCTGGAGAGCTGGACCGGCTTTAGCTGCTAAATAACCTGCTCCGCCTGCTCCGCTGTACAGGGCAGCATTACCTAGATGTGCGCCTCTATTCTCTGGGTCTCGCCAGGCGCTAACTAATTCAGGGGCTGCAGCTAGAGCTGATCCGCCTACGACCCCTGCTTTCGCTACACTACCTAAGGCTCCAGCCATGTTCGGTAGAGTGTTTCTGGGGTTTGTAGCTTTCCAGGAATTTTTTAATTGTTCGAAGTTTGTCCCTGTCACGCCTGGTTTACGCCCTCCTAAATAGCTAGCGGCTCCTAATCCTGCATTCAATCCTGCCATACCTAGCTCAGGATGCCATTCACCAGTTTGAGGGCCTTCACCCAGAGCAGCTGCGTCTTCTGGACTTACTTTATTTGTAATATCGTTAGCTGCGCCAGCGATGCCTCTACCCAAATTTAATTTATGCTGCAAACTAGGAAGGTGCATGGGTGCCCCTATTGCGGTTTTTTCTAAGGGACGGAACAATTTACTATAAAGATACATAGCGATATGTTATATGCCTACTAGTCAATGCGTTGGCCGTGGGGAGAAACCGACATAAGCGCAGACTGTTGTGGGTCAGGTCCTTCAAGACCACGAGCTATAGGGTCATAAATAGGTCTGGCTAGTGCGTCTCCAAGCATAAATGTGCCAGTATTAGCTGCCATACCCTTTAGACTGAAGGGGTCTTTCATGGCGTCGACTAAGCCTTTTGTGTGTTTGACTATAGGTGCAGGAATGGCTTTCCCTTTAAATGGCCCCCGCATTATACGCCTACCTGCAGCCAATCTTTCTAAACCTTTATTAACTCCCCAGTTACTAAGTACGGGTGCGGCAATTCTAATGAGTGTAGGCAGAAAGGCCTCTTTGGTCATACCTAACTCATCAGCCCGTTTAAAAATACCGTCAACGAACGCCTGCTCTAGGTTTGGGTCTTCACTATATAGCATAAATTAATAGATGTTATAAATTTCTTCTCCTGTAAAGGTATCTGCGTTAGCTCTCAAGGCTGAAAAAGCTTCACTATATAACGCCTTAAACTGAGTTAAAAAGGCATTAGCTTTCAATTCAGTGTAATCCTCGAAGTCAGGAGACTTAGCGTCAAATTCCTGTGTGTATGGTAAGTCTGTACGCACCCTTAAAAACTTGTCGGGTAGTGTATAGGTATAGGTATCACTTTGCCCGACTGTGATAGTGTATATTCCTCCTATATTAATCTCAGGTTCTCCAAACTTCTGAATAAGTGCCTTATCGCTTTCAGGTAGCGAAGAGGCATCTAGGTAGAATGTAATTTTCCAGATGTCATTCTCTATGTATTTTTTAATTTTAAGTGCAGTAGCCATAGGTATTAAAATCTAAAGTTGTTAGTTTCTCCTTTATTGAATTCGTGCGTCATTACTCGATGTTTCAACATTCCTGTGTCCAGCTTAGTCATCATGTCTGCGTCAAATTTACTCAATGCTTGTGTAGCTAGCATTGCTCGCAACTCGGCGCGTACAACTTCTTTTTGTTTTGATACTTCCGGAGAAAGTCTCAAGATTTGCTCGTAGGCTCTAACCACCTTGGCTTTATTAGCTTTCGATATGATCGGATCCGTGATCATCAACTCCTGCAAAAGCAGCTTACGCTCCATGTTCTCTAGAGTTAGATTAGGTTTTTTAGGGGCAGCCTTAAACCCGTGGGAAAAAGCTTCTGATATAGGATGCTGTATCAAATCCTCAAAAACAGAGCCGAAGCCGAAGGCTTCTTTATCCATAGCTTCTTTCAGTACAGGATCTTTGTCATACTTCTCTGCTACAGAATACTCAGGATCTTTTACTTTTTTTTTAATCTCTGCCAATACAGGATCCATAGCTTGATCATCTGCGTCTTCTTCGTCGGGCTTATCTGCAGCTTTTTTATATGAAGACACGCGGTCGAGTACACAATTACAGCCTTTTTTAGGTCTACCTACAGTACAGCCACATTCAGGACATTTAGCATCGTGCCAGTGTTTGCCTAGTTCACCTTTCGCCTCCTTGAGGTAGCCTGCCTCAAAGGCACGAAAGTCATTAACCTCTTCAGCTTTTTTAGCTGTCTCGATATATTCCTCCGCAGCTTTCATTAAATTATCAAACAAAGAGGCTTCTTTGCATGTTTCAAACATCATATAGCCTGCGTCATGCACACCTCTTTCTTCTTTAGGTGCAGCCGTCTTATGCAGCAGCTCTAGGTATGGCAATGAAGCCTCGCCATGTTTTGCGAACACCTGGGACTCGAACTCTTCAAAAGCCGTGCGATAAGCAGCTTCTTTTTTAAATTCATCTGCAAGAGCAGAGAACTGGTAATTAAGGTCGAGCTCCGCAGCCACTTTTTCAACTTCAGCCAGTTCGGCATCTTTTTCGAGTTTCTTGATATAGTTGGAAGACTTGCTGTATACGGTGTCGAAAGTCGTGTCGTACTTGTCGTGAGCTTCCTTGGCTCCGGCGATCTCAAGGAAAGCCTGCTTATATGTAGGGTTACTGAGCATCCTGTTGTAGTTGAAAACTACATCGGTACTCTCGTCGCCGGGGAAGTGCTCTGAGATATACTCAGAGGCTGTTTTTTCAGCTACAGTAAATACGTCTTGAATTACCTTAGGAATATCTGCGATCTCAAATTCTGTAGAACGATCGGAAGCTGTTTTAAAATGTTTATAATGTAGTGCAACATTGAGAGCTTCTCCTGTACGTTGAATATAGTTGGGGTTTAGATCCAAATCGTTAGCTACCTTATGCAACGCAGCTGTTGGAGACATACCTTCGTTGACCTTTTGCACGGCATCGCTCAGTGCAGTTTTGATGAGAATGTTGGGCTCTTCCATATAATTATCTACATTTATAGCATGGTTTCTAGATTAGATCAATTCCGTAATTAGCTTATATTCTGGCAGGACGTTTTCTTTAAGGGCTAGCTGAGAGATCATTTCAATAGCCATAATGTCTTCATCCTGGATGCCTGTGTTATAATCGGTGCGTTCATTTACAATCCTATTTGTACTAGCGTCTAGATTTCTGACCTTGGCTCTGAAGTAGCTGATCTCTTCTTTCTTTATAAAGAACGAAGCTAGATTATTTATGACCGAATTGTATGCTAGAGCATCCTTCTTGTCTTCTATAGAGAAGTACAGTGAAGTCACATTATCCAGCATCGAGTCTGCCAGATAACCGTTTAGTTTATCTTTCTCCCCCTCTGTTAAACTAGAAGGATCTGCTTCTGCTTTTAGGCCTAGTTCCCCTAAGGAGCCGATTATTTTAAAATACCTGCGGTCAACATCACTAATAATATTGTTATCAGCCAGCTGGGTAAAATAAGCTGCTCTAGCTACAACGTCTGTAGGGGCGTTTGTGAAATCGAAAAACAATTCTCTTAACGCTCTTATCTGAGAGGGAAGTAGTTTGTGTCTATGCGCAATTACAGCGTCAGATAGTCCTGCAAATATTGAGTAGCCTATGACGCAAAAATTTCTCGAGTGTTCCGTTGAGTTTCTGTACTTTACAGCAAAGTCATAAGCTTTCGAATATTTGATCTTTATGACGTGGTATAGGAAGTTTCTAAGTGGTAGGTCTGCTATAAGTGAAATGTATTTCCCACTCCAGACCTCGACCTTCTCTTCTTTGTAAGACGGGACAAATACCTTTTTATCGCCAGCCTGCCGTAACTTCTTGTTGAACAGCTTGAGTAAAAGGTCCTTCTGAGTCAACGTCAACCTGGCTAAAGCCTTTTTAAAGAAGCTGGTGAACGAAAATTGTATAGCGGCTCCTTCTGTGATCTCCTCATGGTCCATCATGTAGCGTACAAGCGCAGAGGAACCGTCCTTTAATTTTCTGCGACAGTAAGCTAAATTGGCTCTCTGAGGCTCCAGATAAACAAGATACCGCCAATTTGGAAAATTATAGAATGAGCCTACTTGGTTAAGCCTTATCGCTGATAATTGGCGTTTGTGTGTTTTCATCTAATTTTTTAGTGAAGGCTCCGGAGACTAAACCTAACCCAGCTCCCCACTTGGCGGCGTTACTAGCATCTCTGCTTACTTCTTGCCGCAGCATTGGAGCGATTCCTTCTGTAATAGGTCTCCTGGTTAATATATTTTTTGCTCCGTAGCCTAAAGCTTTTACTGCTGCCGGTAGGAATGCCCCTGACACACCTGAGGCTAAGCCTAGTCCAGCCCCAAGAGCAGAGTTTGTCAGTATTTGCGCCTTTCTTGATTGTGGTGGAGATCTGTCTAGGTCTTGATTCTTAAGTACGCTTAGCATGCCTGCAGCCGGTAAACTGGTCAGCTGTGGCTGTTCCTCCATAACTTTTTGAGCATCCTCTAAAGATTTGTCTGAAACTCGGTAGCCTCTAGATACAAGAGGAACTAGTGCCCCGTGAGCTGCCCCTAGCCCAGCTCCCAGTAGTCCTTCGTGGAGGGTTTCTTTCGCTGCCTCTCTAGCTAGCCCAGGAGTTTTAATCATGTTCCTGATTGCCTCCACAGGAGCTATGGGAGATTGCCATTTGGATCCGCCTGCTGGCAGCTTTTTCATCGGGCTTCTGGCCCCGAGTAATTTAAATAATCCAGCTATACCTAAGCTAGGTAAAAAAGCAGCCAACCCTAAGTCTTTTGCTCCGGAGAGTACTTTTTTACCCAAGCCTGACTTTTCGTCTCTTGTCGCTTTTATACGTGCGACGGCTTGAGCTATTTGATGCCTACGTTCTACAGGATCTTTAGATATGATTACTTGTGAGGGTAGAACATCTTTTATTATAGGGGTAACTGCTCTCGCTGGTCCGGGGAGATCTTCCAATATGTCTGTCAGTCCATACTTTTTGGGTTGCGCCATGAACATATGCTCACGCAACAGATGTATAGCTGCCAACCTATTAGCATAAGAGTTATTTTGATCTTCGGGAAGCATAAAGATCTCCCTTAAATCTCCATGCCGTCTTCTTTAGTCATGTTGATAGAAAGTTCTGGAGACTTACGTTTGAGGAAGATAACTAGATCTCCCATATTCTTGAATACGCTCGTAACCAACTCCACAAGCTCTGGCAAATCGCCACGACCATACATTTCTTTAAACTTGTCTGTCTCCCAATGGAGCAGGAATATAATTCTGCCTAACCTATCCATCGACTCCACAATAGATGGTAAGTATTCAGAGATCTTATCGCCAACACTCACATACTTGGCTAGTGCGCCTATCATATGTGTATCAAAGATTTCTTTCTGCCCGTTTTGGGCTAGCTGCACAGCTTGTGTGACATACTGAGGATCAACTCCTTTAATTTCAGGCATTGTACCCAAGTCTTGTCTGGTTGGGTTACCTGTGTAGCTGTCCATAGTAGGTAAACTATTTTCCTGCCCAACACCTACAGTAGTCTGCTGCCCAAACTCATTTGTGTACGGCTGCTCTTCAAAAGGCTGAGGGTAGATGTCTCCTGTGTAGGCTAGCTTAACGTGACCTTTCTTGGAGAAGCCTGGTACAAGACTATCGATAAGATCTGACCCTACCTTCTCATCAAGCCCCAAATCCGTAACCATCGCTATTTTGGCTTTAATAGGGTCTTCGTATTTCTTTTTGGCTCCGTTGATGTCTACGAAATACTCGCTACCGTTCGTATGTACAGTCATAGGGAACACGTTCTTGTCCCTAAGCATACCGTGCAACGTGCCTGGGTATCCTGGCTCTCCACGCACAAGCTTTTCTTTTTCTTCCTCGGCCTCGCGCTTACGCTTGTCCTGATCCTCTTTATCCTGTTTGGATAATGAACTATCTGGGTACATAGGCATAGTGTGCCTTGCGTGGTCGGCTGGGGTAATCTTCAACAGCTTGTATCCAGCTGGAACATACAGCATCTTATCTTTGTATTCAAAACGATCACCCTGTTTCTTTGTCATCACCAGCATTATTTCCTGCATCTTTTTAGGGTGATCGTAATAGTTGCCTCTGGGGAGATCATGTACGCTGCCGGGTTTATCCCATTTGCCTCCTTTGTCTCCTCGATCGCACCAGTTGGCTTCGCTGTACGGCTCTACAGAAATTCTTCTGATCCCTGAAGCGTCTTTGAAGTTAGCGTTGATGCGGAATGGTTGAGTGGCTTTTAAATTTTCATTAATCAGAATATAGGTATTCGTGTAGCCTGGTTTACCTTCTGCAGCATCCACCATCATCTTATGGATGACTGAGTAGTCGTTTACTTTGATCTGGTCTTTGATGAAGACTCCTTTGTGATCTTTGATGTACGTCGTGCCCTCCTTTGAGTCTAGATCGACTACTAGTGTGTCATCTGTAGCAAAGTCCTGCTGCAGCTGCTTTGGGCGAACAATAAGTAGACCGTAGCGTAAACCACCCATTTTGGTCACATAAGAGTAAAAACCAGATTCACTAGGGTTGGTGAACTTCTTAAGATAGTCCACAGCGCCAAAAGTAGATTTTTGGTTAGGCTCACGATCGTCTACAATCACATAACCCTGAGTAAGCAGTGTTTCTTTATCGGACTGTGTGAGCTTTTTAACCTCGTCTTTGTCGCTAGGTTTTACGACTTTAACAAGCTCGATCTTCTTTGCAGCTGTGTCAGACTTACGGTACTTGTCCCCGTCTTCCAAGGCAATGGCTTTGGCCACCTTCTCTAGAGTGTAAAAGCGTAACAAAGACTCACAGAACTCCGCATCTTTCTCAATAAGCTCGCTAAAGGCTTTCTTTGTAGCGTTGTCTGAGTCTTCCACATAGTCCAATACAGAAGCAATGGCGTATCTGCCTGTACGGGGAGGAACACTCATCTGCCTATAATCGCCTTGGGTGGCGTCCCGCATGATGTCTGTTCTACTTTCTTTAGAGTTTTCTCCCAGGCCCAACAATTCATCTTTAATAAACATGTCAGCAAAATCCTCGTTTAAAGGATAGAATTGCTCATTGTTCTTACTATACAAAAGATCAAGGGTTTTAACCTTACCATTAATAAAAAATGCCGGAACAAACAAGATTTGGCCGTTCTTGGACCTAAATCCGAAAACCCCTAGAGCCTTGGTATTGTCTTCGTTCTTTTTAACGATTTCAAAACCTACAAGGAAAGGAATCAAATTTTTAAGCGTATCTTGCAGTTTTTGATAGGCCAACTGAAAGAACGCGCCCTCAATTTGGTCGTCAGCGGCTATTTTTGGTAAAGTTGTATTGCGCATAGTAAATTCTCTGAGATTTAATCCATTTTATTGATTTTTTCCTTGTATATCAAGAACCATCTCTACTTTAATCCTTCAGACCAAACCCTACACCATAAGCAAGTCCAGGTATCGGACTAGGTCCTTTGGTGTCTGATGTGGAGCCTTTGTTAACCATATTAACAAACCGTTTAGCCAGGTTAGTACTGTTGAGTACATGCATCCAGTCGGTGTGGTGTTCAGGGATGTCCACAAGACGTACCATCGCCGGTTCAAAATGTGGGTGCTCATCATGCACTAGCGCAGCCTCTATATCGTGCTCTTTCAGCTCATCAATTACGGCTGAGGTAATTTTTGTACCTATAGTGTAATGTAATTCTGGTTTTTCTAGATATTTTCCATACGCCAAGTCTAGTCTCAAGTGTTTCGCATCACTTCTGGGGACATAGTCTTTCTCTATAGCTGAGTAGGATACTACCTGATCTGGTGAGTAGTCCCCTATGCCGTTAGGGTCTGTGATACGTACATGGTCAATAGCTGCCTTAGCTATCAACTCGAAATTTCTACGGTTTACAGGAAGACTACTGTCATCAAAGGCTTTTTTCATCGCCTGCATATAATACCTCCGACCTTCACCGATCCCTTTAAGATGTACAACTTCTCTAGGGTCTATTAACCCTGAGCTTAGTACCTGCCCCTGCTCTACGCGCTGCCCTAGTTTAACTTTAGGTTCCTGATCTATACCTACGTAGTGTTCTATATTATTAACAGATATAAAATGCCCTCCTGCTGCAGCAGGGTCTAGCTTTGTGATTATTCCGTCTTCTTGCGCTAGCGGAGCTTTACCAATAAACGTTTTAGGTACGTTAGCTAGCTGATTGATTAGTTTGAACCCTTGCTGTCCTCCTAGGCTAGTCGCTGCTCCTCCAGAGTGTCTGGCCTTCATCGCACTTTCTGTAAGTGGTTCAGCCACTGCAGTGCCTGCCACCAACCCAACATAACTATCCATGGCGGCCATACCCTTTTCGCGTCTACCTACACACATCTGACAGAGCCCGCCTGAATGATGTTTTTTGTTGGACTGACAAGTCATGGGTGAGCGAATAACGATATTCTTTACCCCCTTATGCTCCAGATCATTTAGCATCTTGGAAGAGATCTCATTATTCCTGTTATACCCAGAAACAGCCTTAGCCAAATAAGCTCCTACAGATTCTCGATCTTTTACAGGCATACTGATACCGTTGGCTGTGTCACAATCTGCCTCTACTATCTGCAGAGGCATCAATGCTCGGGCAAACTGCTTCGAGCCATATCCTCCCTGCGCCACAGATATTTTTTTAAGTACTTCGCCAGAGCGTGTACCAAAAGATGTGGTTAAATACTCTGGGAGCGTCAACCCTTCAGCATAGGAGCTTTTAATCGGTATATCCATCTTCGGCTTACCGTCCGCATCGACCACAATTCCTTGGGTAGTTATCGTACCTCTATACTGCGAGGGAGACCCTCGAGAACCTGCCAAAATAATTTTGGCTAAAGATTTATTTTCTTTTAACCCGATAGCGAGAATATCTTTTTCAATATTCTGCATCATGTCGTTATAATGCTCGAAAATCTTATTGTCCTTTACACTCTTGGATTCTTTGCCGGCTTCTACAGCGTCTTTAAATGCTTCAAACTTATTCCACAGTTTATCTTTGTCTATAGGTGACACTAGATCCTTCAATGTTAAAGAGGTGCCCTGCCGTGTAGCCACTTCAAAACCCAGTTTTGTAAGATCAGAAACTATTTTAGCGTACTCGCCAGGGGCTTTATCGGCCAGCTCGGCAAAGAGTTTAGCTATACCCTTTTTGTCTAAAAGTGTATTGTCTACAAGATGATGAAATTGAGTAGGTATAAAAAACTTTAACATTACCTGCCCAACGGTAGTGGTAGCCATTATTAAGCTTGTTTAAGTTTTTTACGGAGTAGATCAAAAAGAGAAGCATGCTTCTGGTTATTAGGATTGTCTCCAAAAGCTTGGGTGGTAGCCATGTCCACGTTATTGTGCTGCTGATCCTCAGGGACATTCACCTCTTCCTTCTCTTTCTGTAATTGATTTAGCACATCCAGCTCTTTGAAAGCTGGAGACATTAAATTACCTTCAAGATTCTCAGAAGACTGCTGGTCAGGGGTACTCATCGTGATCTCGTTGTCGTCGAGATCTTCTTCCTCACCGTTGTTGACTGTACCTGTGTCTTTTAGATCGTTAGCTAACTTATCTTTGATAAAGCAGGCTGCGTCATAGCTTGGGTCCCCTTTCTCAAAGGAGCCCAAATATGCTGCCAGCTTTGTGAAGTCGATCATAGTCTAGTTAGCTGTTCCCATCGGTGCGCCGTAGATTCCGCCTGTATCCATCATACCTGCGCTTTGCTGCGATTGCTGGGATTCCTGTGCCTGTTGTTGCTGGTCAGATTCAGCCTTTTGGCGTGTCTGATCCATCTTCTGTTTATGTGTGTCAGCCAACTGCTTAACTTTAAGTAGAGATGCTGTGGCTTGACCTTTTCCTACAAGGTCCAGCAGCTCGCGCACACTCAAATTAACTTTGACATTATCTAGCTCGTTCTTAGCTTCAATGGCTGAAGACTCCGCCTGCTCCGCGTCTTGTTGTGTTTCTTCAGGATGAGAAAGCTGCGATGGTCCGCTTGCTTGAGGAGGCATTCCTCCCTGCATTGCTGCAAGCATGTCTTCCTCAGATGCCTGGGCTTCCATTCCTGGTTGCTGTTGTGCTCCGGCCATCATTTCCTGCACCAGTCCTTGCAGGTGTTTCTCTCTTTCTTCAGGAGGCATGCTTTGCAGCTGCTGAATAAGCGGCGCGATATGCTGCTGTGCTTCGGGAGGCATTTTTTCAAAAGCTGCCATGATCTCTTGCATTAGCTCTGAGGGTTGCTCTTGTCCTTGAGCTGGTGGCTGCCCTTGTGCGGCAGGATCTCCCTGAGGAGGTTGCTGAGCTGCCTGCTGTTGAGCTGCAGGATCTCCTTGGGGAGGTTGTCCTTGGGGAGG